TTCCGTTAAATCTTTTAGTTTCCATTTTTAAAATAGTTTTAAGTTATTTTTATTCTTATTTATTTTCGAAACTCGCTGTCTTTCAACTCCTGACCAAAATAATATGGCACGAAAACTGTATTCCAAAAGTTGAACATGTCCGGCATTATAACGAAATTGCCGCTTCTTCCATCTTTTGATGATCCGGGCAATAAAGCGCTTCTCGCTCAAGTAAAAGATTTTCATTTCAATTTACGTGTAGTTACAAACCAAAATCTGAAATCAATACCGAAAAAATGAAATATAAATTCACAATTTTCCGGGTTGAACCACTTCGTACTAAATCCGAAATATACCCAACTGGAAGACCTTGAATAAAAAGGTCTTTTCCATCGGTTATTTACAACTAAACAGTCAAATTTGTAGTTGTATTTTGTTTTTTTCATCTCCAAGGGTTTTTATCAATATTTCTTCGTCTTAATTCAGCATTGAGTAAGTCAAGATACTTTTTGCTTATTTCATTCAAGGTGTATTTATCGAGCTTAAAAGCATGTCGTTTCATCTGCTTTAGCTTATTAACGGTTCCGGTTCCATGAGTTGCTTCAATCCAGATAGCCATTTGATCCATATTACCGCCATGGTCGTTTTCTTTTCTGGATTGTGGACCAACATTACAAAACTCAAAAGCAGTTGCAAAATTTGTACTATTTGCATCGAAAACCTTAATAAAATGACCAACGCAAATATTTGAATCCGTGATTTTATACCACAAAGTTGGATCGGTTGAACAGGCGACTTCCAAATCTTCATTCGAATAAAAAAGTAAAACGTAATGCGAAAAGTTTAGCCACGCCGAAGTGTTATAAAATCTTTTGACATTAAGCCCTGTTTTCTTCGATTCACGGGCTTTTTCTAATCCATCCCTATCTTTGCGCACACCTTCCCTAATTACGCTTAAATTATAGGCAATTTCGCAATCCTGACAGCCCTTGAAATAAAGAGTAGTATTACCTGGCTTTTTCATTCGTTCGTTGCTACAGCCGACAGTTCGTTTACAAAGTGTTTGTTTTGCCATCAGATAAGTTTTTTTTCAGGCCTCAAGATAGTATTTTCTTTGTCGATAGTTACCATTACAGTGGTTTCCTGCTGCGAATACCAGAAAGCATACAGGTTCCGGCTCTTGTGGATAAACTCAAAGAATTCCGGCAGATCGGTAATGTCGATTATTACAGCCGATCCTTTTAATAGTTCTTTAATGATCTCATTCATATATCGTACGATATAGGTTTTTCATGTCCGGGGCATCCATGCCCAAAATAATCAAACCCTTCGCATGGTTCGCCAAAGGGTATTACCTTCCAGCCCTTAGCTTGACATTCTGCGAGGTATGCGCGAGCTTGCTTGTCTGATGATTGACTTCCATCGTCGTTATCAAAGATAACTATTTTACGGTGTTTATGATTTCGCAAGCAACCTTCAATATTCATGCACATGTGGCGTATTACTTCCATTTTGGTTAGTTTTTTAAAAATGATTCAATGAATATTTTGTGTAACTTTTTAAATTCAGCATCTGATTCAAGAAAGTTTGTGCATTTAACCCAACTCGCATAAGATGTTGCGTGGTCTTTTTTTCCAAATCTAAAACCAATTTCACTAAACGATCCAAGATTATTTTCTCTCGAAAGGTAATAACACAAACGTCTAGCCGTGACAATTTCACCTTTTCTGCTTTTTTTATGAAGCTGTTCTTTTGTGAGTTTCATGTGATCCAATACTTTTTCTTCAATCAGATCAAACGTTATTTCGCCCGAAGGAATGATAGATATTATTTCACAACTTCCAAGATTGAACATATTCAGGACGGTTTTAATCGCAAGTTCAAACTCTTCGTCGCTGTCTGAAGCTGGTGATTTAAACTCAACGGTTATTTTCATTTTGCCTATTATAAATGATCTACCATTGTTTTAATCCAGTCAGTTCCGTTAAAGGTGTGTTTTCCTGATTCAAGATCAAAAATACATACCATAATATCAGAATTATATAGATTTTCATAATCAAACCAGTTCGTATAAAATGGCTGATTGTCTTTCGTGATTATTAGATATTTCATTGTTTTGTTTTTATCCAAATTTCAAACAATTCATCAATTGAGTATTGTACTTCAGTTCTATTGGAACTGCTAGAAAACCAATCTTTAAAATCTAGCCAGTATCTAAGGTCATCATGATCATTTATTGGCACATAGTTTCTAGCACACCAAGTTGTAAATTCCACGAATAACGGGAGTGTTATTTTTTCTGAATATATTACCCCGGCAAGGAATGCAGATCGGTTCCCGGCTCCTAAAAATAATTCCTTTGCCTTTTGATCTATTTCTTGTTTGTTAAATAGTTTCATGGTTTTTGGGTTTTAATTTGTTTTTCTACCTGCTTGTTCTTTTTCTTATAGTCAGGATCAGCTTCAGTAATGAAATAATCAAGATACTCGGCACAGAAATTCCGTATCTGATCACAATACGCCATTTCGTCAATTGTTTTAAATTTAGACTTACTGATTGGAAGTGTGATAATTTCGCCGGTGTCACGGTTAACGATCTTTTTATTGGCAAAATGTCCTTTCCAATAAGTATCAGCTTCCTCTACTGTTTTTACATCTTCTTCGCCGGATTGAATGAGTGCAATAATTGAATGAGGGTAAACAACCCCGTACAAGTACCCAAATTGTAGATTTGATGCCTTATTGTAATTCTTTTCAAGTGTCAGCTTATACTTACCGTCAGGCAGTTCAGAAACGCTATTCTCAAATGAAAATTTATTTTGTAATTTCAGCTTTCCTAATTTTACCTCACATATTGCATTTATCTTTTTCATCTGAGAATAGTTTAATTTGAAATTTTAGATTGAAATGATTTGACTTTGAGCCCAAACCTTAAATGCCTCAAATTTAGCCTTAATCACATTTGCAACGGCAATAGAAGTAGCATCGTTTAACTCAGGAATGACAATTGAAATTGATTCAACCATCTTAATCAGCTTCTCTTTGTCTGGTGCAGATTTTGCTTTCTTTTCGGCTGCAATTCGTTCAGCTTCTTTTTTGTCGGCATCTGCTTTTAACATACGTTCCGCTGATTCTTTGGCAGCAATTTTAGCTGCTAAAATATTGCGTTCTGATTCGGCTATTTCTTTTTCAATTCTCGCCTGTTTTTCAATTGCGTCCTGTTTTGCTTTCGCTTCGGCTCTTTCCTTTGCCAAAATAGCGGCCTGTTTTTCGGCCTCAATTTGTGCCTTTTCATCAGCATCAGCTTTTTGTTTTGCAAGCAAATCAGATTGTCGTTTGCGTTCTGATTCGATTTCCTTTTCTTTAGCAATTGCATCGGCTTTCAGTTTTCCATTTTCTTTCCTGATCCGTTCATCCTCAATTGCTTTCAGTCTGGCGGTTTCTTTTCCAACTTCAATCAATCTCAAACTTTCGGCTTCGGCTTCCCGATCTGCCTGTAATTTCACATCGTAGGCCACCTTGGCGCCGGTTTTATAGTTTTGATAGACGGCCTCGTCCATCATGCCCAAACCGGAAGGAATAAACGCAAAATCCATAAAAGGTGAAAGTTCATTAACCCTACTATCCTGTAATTCCTGAATACGTTTCTTTTCGGCAAATTCACGGGCTTTTTCGACATTTAAAAAAACATCCTCGGTAAGTTTACATGAAGCGGTAATAAGATTACAGGCAGCTTGTTCTAAATTACCTTTCAATAAATGAATACGCTTTCTTGAATCTTTTAGATCACTGGCTCCGGTTCTTACTTTTACAGTGGCCTTCCTGAGTGTTGAGGCAATTTCTTCATCCAATCTAGTTGGGTTCTCGAAATTGATTTTTGCGGATTGTGCCTGAATGTCGGACAGCTGATTTAGAAACGGAAGGTATGAACCTTTAATTTCTTCACCTTCGATAATCTGCAATCCTGATTGTTTGATTGCGTTGTCAAGTTCTGACGGGTCAACTTTTACTAATTCGTTCATGATTTTGATTTGTTTTAAGTGTTAACTATTTTGATCTGATTTAAACTTCAATGAAACCACCGTTGAAAAATTCATAGGAGGCATTAAACTTATCTTCCTCGGCACATCTTCTAAATTCGTCTAATGCAATTCCAAACTTTCCAAATCCGTTCTGAATGGTAGTTTCATTTAGTTTTACAACGGTTACAGAACATGAATTATCAATAAAGATCAGATAATACCTTTTAATCCGATTTGAAGCACAATATATTCCGGCTTGCATGTCGTACATCATATCTTCGATAATCCAGCGGACTTTTTTAAACGAAGCATCAGCTACCTTTTTTAGATCAATAATATAGTCAGAACCCTTGCCGTCAATTTTACCCTTTACTTTAAATCCAGAATGTTCAAATTCAAAATCAAGTTCTTTTTCTATTAATCCATTCATCAAGTGTTTTGAAGCATCGTTTTGATGCAAATAAGCTCCCATTGATAAATAAAGGTCATAGTCGTCCTTACTAATCCGATCCTTGCCAATATTTAGTGCATCCTGTTCAGAAACCCATTCTTTGTATAATTTTGTAGCTCGTGGGTTTCCTCCTCCGATTTCCATCACCTTTACAGAATCATCCAGCACCCAATAAGTATCAATAAATTTCATTGGTTCTAAAATTGCCATGTGAAATAATTTTCCGGCCTCCATCGCATTGGTTGTTTTTTTGTCTGTCTTATAAGTGTAAAAGTGCTTAGGTGACTGCATAAAGGCTTTTAAAGCTGAGAATGAAAGGTGTTTTTCGCCGTTCATAATTTGCTCTATTTCTTTGTTGAATTCTTCGTTTTGCATGGATTTATTTTAATATGGTTATTTACTTCTGATTCAATAATTCGCTTTTGATCATCTGAATATTCTTTTGCCCGAATATCTATGAATAAGTTTTTGGAGGCTGGCATGTTAATTGGTTTTAGGTGACAAGCGTTTTTTTGCTGCATTTACTGAATCAATGAAAATCTGAACCTTTTGAAGTTCTTTTGTTTCTTCCCATATTTTTTTCAATACGTCCAATGATTCAACTGTTTCAACCGTGGCGATCGCCTGAACTAATAGCTTTTCGATTTCGGGAGAAAGTGCGGGCGGTGTTGGTTTTGTTGGAGCGGGTGCTGTTGGCTGAACCGGCGCAGCATCGTACTTGGTTCTATCTTTCTCAAAATAAACATCTGCACCCATGCCCAACGCCTTGCAAGATACCGAAATTGCATCAGTTAGTGCCATCTTGAAACATTCATCCGAAGTATAAAGACCGTTCTTTTCTGCTGCAATAAATGAACTTCCTCCGGTTCCGGGTATTGCTTCACTCCAAATACTTTCTTGTTTGATGAAAAGATCAATGTTTACGAAAGCGGCCTTTTCTTCCTTGCCCCCAATTTCAATCCATTGTTTAGTTATGATATACTTCCATCCAAATCCACAAATTCCAAACTCTTCTGTGAGTTTCTTAATTCTCCACATCGGATTAATATCCGACATTCCAACCAATCGACCTCCCATTATTTTTTTCTTGGCCTCTTCCGGTACTGTTTTGAGAGTTTCATACAATTTTAGATTTTCCATGATTTTTGTTTGTTTTAGATGTGATAACTTAATTCGTTGTACTGTGTTTGAAAATTGGCAATCAAAGCCTTATTGATTGAATCTTCAAATTCATAATTGAGATTGGTTTTTACTTTATTGAATCCGTTTGTTTCAATTACCTGAACGTCTGTTGATGCGTGGCGGGAAGGTTTGCTTCCGTGAAAATCATCGTCAAGTAAAACTTTTGCGAAAACACTCAGGTTGTCGTTAAATTTTATAACAAACTCATGTCCGGTCTTTTCGTGACACTTATCTTCGATTTCAGCATTACCAACAAGCTGATTTACCAGTTTGTTTTTATCTTCTTTGGAAAATTTTACTTCAATTGTTTGCATGGTTTAGTTTTTTAATGCCATTCTTTTTAGTGATAAAAACGCAACGTTCATTTTCAATACACCTGCCTCACATTCGTAATTACACTTTTCAAGTTGATCAACAATCTTTTGAAGCGTATCGTATTTGTCCATTTCAATTTCAGATTGAGTTTTTGGAATTACGATTGGTTTCGGTGTGGCAAGGAAAAACAGTTTTCCTTTTGAACTTCCTTCAACACTATCCCTTTTGAACCCGTACTTATCCCCCAATTCTTTCCAATAAGCATTTACTGCATCGGTTAGATTATGTGAGAAGTCAACACCACCAACCATCATCACAGTATTGCTATTGTGTTTATTGATGTCTAAAATAAAATCCATTTCGGATTGTTTCATTTCAAATTCTTGTTTCATCTTATTTAGTTTTTATAGCTTGTAAACGCTCGCTTCTCATTTTTCAATCGAGTAACGATTTTGTTAAATTTTGCATCGGTAGTCGGGTAATATACTGCCTTCAATAAAGTATCTTTTACCCAACGGTTACCTAGTACGGGTGAAGCAGTGGGATTGTGCGAACCGTCACGTTTTGCTGGCCGTCTCCGGCGTTTAGTTTTAATTTCAGTCATGATTAAAATATTACCTCATCATTCAATCGTTGAATCAACTTCAAATAATCCTCATTGAGCTGCTTATATTGCTCAACTCCAAGTTTATCAAACCTATTTTGACTGATCATCTTTGACGTATAAGAAGGAATAATCTTGTCAACAGGTTCAGAAACTTGTTCTGGGTGGGTCTGGTCATATCGAACCCTTGAATTTGATTCATCTGGTTTGTCGCTTATTTTAAAGGTTAATGCCCGATATATAGCGATAACTACTATAATGCAGAATAAAATTTCATACCAGTTCATTTGATTGATTTTAAAAGGTTATCAATGATTGATTCGCCGGACATTGCCAGCAATAGAACGAATATGGCAACTACCAATATTCCGACGTACTTTAGGGCTTTTTTAGTTTCAGGGTTCATAAGTTTTTATTTTGTGGTTCAATCAACTCAACCACTGCTGCCATAAACATCATTTGAGCCATTCCGCTTTCTTGGTATGTATGTGTTTGGCTAATTTTAAGCAGGGCGGGTATCTCTTCCAAATTATTTGCTTTCATTACCTCTTTAATAATATGTGTATAAGGTTCTAATTTGATTTTATACTCTTCTCTGAAAAATGATTTTGCAGTATCTCTATATTTGTAAAGTTTTGCTGCCATTTGTACTTGATTCATAGATTAAAAAGTTTTTAATTGACATTTGAATACCCCAAAGATAAATCATATTTCAATACAAAATACATTTTATCGAAAAAAAGTTTATAAATTTTTTTAATAGTTTGTTATTAATGAAATATTGTTATATTTGTAGCGAATTTAAACTTTAAAATAATGGAAGAAAGTAAAATTAATATCCCCGAAGATTTACAACAGATTTGTAGGGATTTTGCAGAAGTCGCGATTAAGCACAATTTATATCGTATGTCTGGAAATTTTCAGCATAGGACTAATTGGGGTGGTGAAATAAGTTTCACATGGACAAGTGGTAGGCATGAAGCAGAACAAAACGAACTAAATATTAGTACTCAACTATTTGTAAACACGAAAGTTAAACTTTAAATAAAATGGCAAAAAAGCAAAATAAAGAAACACAGAATTCGCCGAAAGAAGAAATGATGGTTAATAAACTTCGTAGCCTTAACGAAATAGGTGATTCAGTTGAGGTAGAGGGTTACAAAGAGTCTTTTCGCCAGACAATAGCAAAAGTAAAAAAGGAAAAGGGCTGGAAATTTTCGATTCAAATAAAGAACGAAAAGAAGGTAACGGCGGTTATTAAAAGAGAAAGTTAAACAATTATTTAAACAACAAGAACCCAACGCTGCCCCAATTGCGGGTAGTTGGGGTTATAAACAGTATTTAATCATGTCAAAACAAAAATTTACATACACGTTTAAGTTGTCAATTACAAAGAAGGAAATAAGAAAATTCGGACATTTCAATTGGCCAGAATTAATAATGAATGATAAAATTGATCAAGCTGTTTACCAAGCAGCTTGTGGTGTTATATCGAGAGGTGAGGCGGGTCCAAGTTTTGATACTTGTGTCATTTTTGAACTTGTAAACTCAAAAGCAATAACGCTTAATGATTATGGGAGAAGATTCATTAAGCTATTAACTTAATATTGTTTATAACGTCCCGCAAATAAACTGTCAAATTAGTAGAATGAAAATAGATACAGATACACTACGAGAACCGACTAAACCGCTATTGCGGGTAGCTGATGTTAGCGGTCTGCCCTTTATTGTCGCTTGGTGGTCTGCCGGAATTACGTCAGCGATTGCCTGTAAAATGGCTTTAGAGCTTTACGAAAATGTCGAACTTTATTATATCCACATTGGAACAGCACACCCCGATAACGAACGATTTAAAACCGATTGTGAAAAATGGTATAGAAGGGAAATTAAGACCTTGCAAAGCCGTGATTTTAAAGACCAATTTGATGTGATTGAAAAAACTGGTGCAGTTAATACACCAGTTGGCGCACCTTGCACACTGAATTTAAAAAAGAATGTTCGATTTGACTTTGAACGATTGAACGAATTGAGCCTATTTAATACCCGAACAATTGCCGGGCAAGTTTGGGGATATGAGTTTGAAAAACATGAAGTAAATCGGGCAATTCGCCACCAGCAACAGTATAAAAGCACAAAGCCGTTATTTCCATTGATTGAAAAAGGAATAACCAAAAATATGTGTGCAGGATTGTTGATTGAAGCCGGAATTGAATTGCCAGAAATGTACAAACTTGGATATTCAAATAACAATTGTATTGGCTGTGTAAAAGGCGGCAAAGGTTATTGGAATAAAATTCGAGTTGATTTTGAACCTACTTTTAAACGCATGGCTGAACTTGAAAGGAAAGTTGGCTATTCGTGCATTAATGGATTGTTTCTCGATGAATTAAAGCCGGAACAGGGCAATATGAAAAAGGAAATAACTCCTAATTGTGGAAATATTTGTGATGTTGATTTCGCTGATATTCCCGATAAGAATTTAGAGTCAATCCTGTCTGGCCGTAAAAGTATCTACGAAGCTGCTTAGGGTTGCCGCTAACGTTCCGCAAATAGCGGCAGGGCAGGATTACGGGCGGTGTCCGTTAATGTCAGCCACTATTTACGGGCGAAAAGATACAGATTGCAAACTAATACTGCCTGACTTGACCGCTATTTAGCTGTTATCGTTCAGGGCTTCGAAGTCCACATTTAAAAACTAAATACTTATAAATCAATGGAAAAACAAAACTTTACAATCAAAAAAACAACAGTCGAATGTTACAAAATTCGCCATGAAAGCGGAATGTATTGGGCAGATATTACAATTGATGTAACCGGAGACAGATCTGGAAGAATTAGTATTTCTTCTGATTATGGCAATTATGCAAATTTCTGGGGTGCATGTAGCGGTGGATTTAAGCAGTTTTTAACTGATATAAACATAGAATATGCAGCCGATAAATTCGGGGCGGATAGATGGTTTGATCTTGATTGCACACTGGCAGGATATAGGGAACGTGTTTTAGAAAATCGTAAAGACGAATCATTGACTGCTGAATTGGCTCGTGAAATTTGGAACGAAATAAAAGAGCTTGAAGATTATTCAGACAAATCTGCATTCGAGGTAAAAATGTGGGATTGCAGCAAGTTAATGCGAATGTTTGATCATTGCCCAGATGTCGATTATGGCATAACTCCACAGTTCAGAAAATTTTGGGAAACTGTCTGGCCGATATTTGTCAACGCAATTAAACAGGAAATTTACACTGATACGGTCGCCAATTAGCCTTGACGATAACGTACCGGAAATACACGCAGGTTTTGCGTTCACTCTCATTGTAGGCTGCAATAGCCTAATTATTCAGCGATTACCTGTCAGATAACCACTGGCAAAACTTGACGGGTATTTTTATGTTATTGCCAGTTATTTATCAACGATATGAAAACCGTAAATGATCTTATTTTGGAATTACAAGCATTAAAACCGTCACTCAGAGAATTACCAGTCGTTGTCAATACGCCAAACGGAATGCAATTCGAAGCGGCTCCGTTAATTGGATTAAAAAGTCCGTATGATGATTGGGAAAATGTCGAAAATATTGTCATAGGATACCGCTAATATAATTGGCAATAACTAGAAAATAGCAGCAAGTTTAGTATATCACAATGGAACGAATATCAATTAATTTCGATATTAAATATACCTTAGATTTCACTCCAAATTATATTTGGATTCACACAAATATTTGCTACAATCGCAAGACTGGAAGATTTGTAAAACAAACCAGATGTGGTGGCAGTATTGGCTATGTAATTAATGGAGACTTTATTTCTTGCACTGCACTTCGTCCACATTTAATAAAACAATAATATACCATGAAAAAACTACTTTTAATGTTTACCATTTTTATCACAATTAATTCCTTCGCTCAGAAGTGGGATAGTTCTCCATATCGTTCTGCTCCGAAAGTAGGGGAGTGTATAGCAGTAACCGGAGTATCAATTCTTGGACTAAATGCGGTCGGGGTATTTGGCGATCGGTTTAATTTTGGTGCGCCTACCGCAATTCTGGGATATGCTATATGTATATCCGGGGTCTGGATTGAGCTGAACAGACACGACGGAAAGCGCAAGCAAAGGAAAATGAACGGAGGGTTTTACGCCTCCGTAAATAGAATAGGATTTAAACTTAACTTTTAAAATTTATACAAATGAAACATTTACTATTATTACTTGCAATCATGATTCCGATCATCGGAATGAGTCAATTAAACATCAATGGAAGATCCATTGATGATGCTGGATTAAAACCAGATGAGGTTATATACAGAGGAACTATCAAAACTATTTTCACAGAATGGAAAGTATATCTATCAGATTGCAACGAGTTAGTACCTGACACTGTCAGACAAACAGGAACGGTAAAATGTGAACTTATCCCGGTTAAGATGAACGGAAAAATAGTGTCATACAATACCGCTCCGATTGATACAGTTTGGAATAAATGTGATTGTAATGATTATAAATACCCAGAGTTTTCAGGACTTTCATTAAGTGGTTCTATATGGACAAACACAGGATCATTATCTGTCGGATATGTAACGTCGGAATATTCCCTTTCAGAACCCGACCCAGCTAAAAACACATTTTCAATCAAACGAAATAAAATTTGCATGATTAAAAAGAGGAAAGCATCATTTGATGACTTTTTTGAACGTTGGTGTGTAGAAAATAAACTAATCAAAACAAATTAAAACTCAAAAATCATGAATAAATTTATCAGCACATTTGCCGATCCAAAAACATGGATCATCGTATTACTCGTAGTTGCCATGATTATGGTAGCAGCTTCAATTTACTGGCAGTTGAAATTTACTTCTGCTGAAAAGCAGTCTAAAATTGATTCTGGAATAATTTCCCGGAATATCGAAAGATCAGCAACATTGCTTTATATGTCTGAACTCTCAGCCGATCTTAGAATAGCGGAACAATCAATCAGGCGAAAAGGATTGAGGAAGGAAATAGCGATTTTAAAATCAGTTATTGATAGGCTAAAAGGTGAAAAAAGAAACCTCGTCGTTGATTTTGAGAATAAGGAAACTGAATATAAAGAGCGCATTCAGCATCTGACCGAAACGGTTGAGAAGCGTAAACATCAACTAACGAAAACAGAGGTCAACTCTGAATTGTGGGAATCACTTACAATCATGTATGGTCAATTCCCGATCAATGAACTTTTTGGAACCGGAAAGGAAAAAGTATTCGATTATAACTTGTTAAGGTTAGTGGGGTTGGATGGAATATCTTATTTAGTTGACAAAAGTCATTTCAAGCCAGTATAATCATGAAACTAAAGCGAATCTCCCCGCCTTCAATAGTCCTGATCATCTTCGGGCTATTCATTATCTCAATGGCTTTTATTTCTTGCCGGGCAGTGCAGGATTTTAAGGGGTATGAAAATTATTTAAGGAATACGGACTGGAAAGTCCAAAAGAAGTAAAAATAAAAAACGACGGTGAATGGATATTCTGCCGTCGTTTTTTTTAAACTAAAACCAATTTATGAAAAAATCTGTTCAAAGATACTAAACCTCATTCAGAATATTAGGGTGAACGAATAATATATTGATCTTATTTCTTGTCCTGAGCATCACCGCACCGCCGTTAGATTGATTTGCCAATGATGTATTCCCTTCGATCGATTCAAAATGATTATCTGCCAGGTTCCTAACGAAGATCCCCGTGTGATCGAAATGGCCATCACCCGTCCAGTCAAAGCAAACAATATCTCCGGCAACAGGTTCCAAACTCAATTGGTTGGTTTTCCTGAAATAATCCACACCCGTTTGCACTCCTGCAAATCCATTTTTAAAACCAATATTTCCAAGCGGAAACCCTGCCTGAGCGAAAATCCAAGAAACAAAGACGGCACACCACGGATAAGCACTTCCAGACACTTCTTTCCCGTAAAACCAAGTATTATATTTTACTTTGTTGGAATTTGGTGGATCTTCGAATACACCTATTTCTTTTCTTGCAGTTTCTACAATCTGTTCACCTTTACTCATAGTCGTAGTTCCTATATTTAGGATTTGTTTGTCGTTTAATTTTTCTGGGAGCAAGTCCGTTGTTCCTATTACAAAATTGCTTGAACTTTTCGCTGGTGTCGGAATAATTGTCGATGCCTTTGTTAAAACGGCCTTTAGCTTTGTCAATATGAGTTTTAGACACATTGTTGAGTTTTTAATCCGGCTCCCGAAAGAACCGGATTTTTGTTTATCAATTTTGGTTTATTGTTTCCCGAACACCACAAGTGCAAGTTGTGCCAACATTTCAACACCTGCTTCAATCTTTGCCTCTGCTTCGTCGTTCGGCAGATCAAATTTTGTTTTAAACACCTCAACCAGTGCTGTAATATCTTCTGGTTTTGCCGCTTTAATTTCTTCCTGAATTACTCCAAGATTTTTAAATGCACTTACTAATCCGATTGCTTTCACGGAGATTTGAATACCTTCTCCGAAATCTACCTTACCGTCATCACTGACAGCCTCCACTACCTTGTTGCCAATATCCAACAGGGTGATTAGAGCTTTTTCTGTTTGTACCATGATTTTATTTATTAATTTGGGAACATACCCATTTTTTTATTTCTGCACTATTTCATTTGATGGACGTGCCAATATTTCTTTGTTTGTGGTGGTCATATTAGCCACCTTAGCTGCTCCAACACCGACACCCGCACCTAACACGCCAAGCCCTGACAATACACTCATTCCGATTGTCACCCACAAAGGAACGGCTATACCTCCTGATGCAATACTGGTCACTACTACAACTCCAACGCTTCCAATGCCACCGCATATCCAAGCCGCAGTTTTCGCCCAGCCCTTTATTCTCTCGAAAAATGGCGGCGTTGTGGTGTTCTTCCGGTCGGTTGCATCCTGAATAACTTCCGCTACTGTAACGGTATTACCTTGTACTGTTTCTGTTGCCATGTTTATAGTTTTAAGAATTTACGAATTTTTTGATATTGTTCAAATAATTTATATCGACCTTTCATTGTTGTTAATTTTAACAAGAAAGGGGTAATGTTAATCTTTATGGTTGGAAGTTTCATTTTTTAGTAATTATTTAATTAGAGGACTAATAATTTTAAAGACAACTTCTATAAGTATTACTAAAATTGCAATTCCAGCATACAATTTGTTCGTAGATATAGCAGCCCCTTTATCTTCTGCAATATGCGCTAAAACAGGTTTTAGCACAACTTTCATTTCTTCTATAAAGGATGTCAACTGGTTTTCCGTTTTTGCAAATACGCTCGCCAAATCACTATGTGTAACATAGGCGCCTCTCTCAGAAAGACTTTGTTCACGGGTTTTATCAGCCTTGTCATCTTTATATGTTTGTATCTGACTTGCAAGATCCAAAGCCTTAGCATCTGCTGTTTCTTTAATTCTAAGAGCCATAGCTCTTAGTTCGTTTTCTGAAGAGTAGCGTTTATCGCGTTCTTCGTGAAACCTTAAATCAGCCATTCGCATTGCCTCGTTGTGTTCTCTGTATTTCATAATCAGTACTTTTATAATCCGGTTATCTCCCGGTAGTTAGTAATTTAGATCATTTATTTCCTATATCGTTTCCATACCAGCAGTACGCTCCTGTTACAAGCAATGACCATGCAGTGTTGTCTGTCACGTTTGTAATCGGATCGCCATTAGCGTAGTGAGTAGCCTTTAAATTAGATGCTAACCAGACCTGAGTACCAATAGTGACTGTATTATAAACATCGCCGTCAATGGTTACTGTTCCGGGATCGGTTGAATCATCTTTGATTAGACGAATAGCCTGTCCTATTTTGTTCGGTGCATTTGTTAGGGATATATTAGAAACAGAGGAATGACATTGAAATCCGTACGAATTCGTTGCATTTATGGCAGTAGATGTCCAAACAATAAAATTTACCTTCATGTCATTAAAAAAAGCTGTATTAATTCCATTAGTGTTTCTAATACCAGAGCCTCTTGCATTAAAACCAAATTCATTTGTTGCACCTGTGTTTGGCGAAACCCAATATGTTAATCCAGTTTCTTTTAACTTATCACCCTCACCTGTATCAAAGCCCCCTAAATATGTTACCAATGTTTCTTTTTCAGTTTTAGTAGGTACATGCCATCCACTTACAAACCCCCTTGCGTCCGTAGCAGCCCACCAATTATACAATGCACCGTAACCTAATCCATTAGATTTATACACATAACTTTCAAATGGCTGAGCGTTTACTGCCAGCAAAGAAAGAAAAAGTGCTATTGATAAAATTAATCGTTTCATATCTTATTGTTTATTTGTATTCATTCCCACCGTTCCAATACATTTCAGAAGCATTATATTTAAAGCTAAAAGAATCTTTTTTGCTTCCAGCTCCCGAAGTGACAAACACATTTGCAGCAGACCAAGCAGAATTATGAATGTAATTTGTGTATCCTGCAATTGTAAGAGTATATGATGATCCGGCTGCATTGGTTATATACATAGTTCCTGACATTCCATCAGTTGCGTTTGAAAGAGTTATTGTTGTATTTTCGGTTAATGTAGTTTTCATATTTACACCACTTGACAAGTTCCAAGCAATTGCTCCGCCCGAACTTGAAAGTGATTGCGTTGCTGGATTTACAACTGTTGGAATAGTTCCGCCTGTAATTGTAATCGTTCCAGCCGATTGCCCCAGCGTAATCCCTGTTCCTGCCGAAAAAGTAGCTGTATTACTTCCTGAAAGTGCAATTGTTGGAGAGGTTGTTCCGGCTATGGTTAATGTTTGATCACCCGTGTTTGACCCCGAAATTGTCGGAAACGTTGCTAAACTCAAATCACCCCTGAAATACTGAGCAGTTGTTCCAGTTGTTATAGTTGCCTGTTTTGTCGCTAACCCTACCTGAAAATCTTTGCCAGTTACATAACTTCCCGGTGCAACCCCTGAACTGTCGGCTAAAGCAACTTTCCCTGCCAAAGCATGAAACAAAGCATCCTCGCTCGATGACTTGTCTAGTACACCGTCTGTGATTGCCTGACTAATTAAAGCAGGTGTTCCTGAAGTGGTTCCCCAAGTAATGGTTGGTGTTCCGGCTACTGCTGATGCCTGTTGTACCAATTTTCCCGAAGTTGCTCCTGCTATTGACATATTAGGAGTTCCTGTTCCGGCTGTTCCTATTGTGAGGGTTTCGGTGATGGAGGTGGAGTTTTGGATGCCGACGTTGCCGCTCGTATTTATAAACATTGAATAAGCGGTTGATGGAGAAGTTTTACTTGTGGAAAAACCAATACCATCCCATGCAGTCAAAGCAAGATCATTCCCTTGACGAGTTAAACTAAAAATATTATTACCACCAGATACAGCATCATGTGCATAATATCCTCCTCCGATAGCCACGTTGGAATCTATAATTCCGTTTACTGTTAATAAACTTCCCGGATTCGTCGTCCCGATGCCGACGTTGCCGGTGCTTCCTTTCAGATACAGTTGTGCCCCAATTCCTGTTGTTCCTGACGATGCTCCGAACCAAGTATTATCCCCAGTATATGAAATCTGGTTTTCAACTGTGGAGTAATAATATTGTTGTAAAAATCCACTTTGTGCATCTATACTAAAATAACGTGTATCATCAGAAGTACGTCCAAACTTTCCAATTCCATTGACGTGAAGTTTAGCTGACGGCGTCGTCGTCCCGATGCCGACGTTCGTCCCATTCGTATAAATAGGACTATTCGCCAAAACAGTAGCACTTTTATAAGGCAAATAACCTGTTGTCAATCCAGTTGCAGGATAAACAGATGAAGGTGCAAAATCAGTAGTTGCAGCAGCAGCAGCAGTACCAAAAGTTCTACCCTCTAAAACTGTTCCTGTAACAGTGCCTAAATTAAGATTGAACCCTGTGTTTTTTGAAAATGCGTTTTCCTTTGAAGATAAATCAACCGTTAAATGACTAGCCGCCGTTCCTAATCCTGAAAGTGGACTATCAACGGTTAACCCGGTCAGATATCCTGCACTGGCATGATTTCCCCAAAGATAAGCAGCATAACCCAAACTCCAGCGAGTTGTATCAGGTTCGGTTATCTCTTGTTTGTTCCAATAATTAGTAAGTGTGTCTTTTGTTGCAAGGTTTGTAATATTTGGGATTTGAATAGTGTCACCCAAATAGATGTTTGTAAATACAGGTATTTTAGTCGTTATTCCGCCATTTATTGTATCATTTCCATAATAACACATGCCTTCAGTTGTCAAAGCTGCCCAAGTCGCATTTGAAATCGGTGTATAAACACCTAATTCGTAACCGTGAATCCAAGAATGATCTCTATGCTGAGTTTCTTCAAGATTTTGACTAAGCCATTCAACCCCATTTATTACAATTGTATTGTAAACGGTTCCGTCGTTGCCGGTATATGTTCCGGTTGCACCTTCTTCGAGGAGGGTTGAAGGGTTGCAAAGACGAATAACGTTCCCCAAATTAAATGTAGGATACCCCCTTACAGCCATTGAATCAAATGAAAATATATTCAAAGCAATAACACTAAATTCATCATACACAGTAGAAGTCCAAATAAGTAATCTATCTTTTATTGTTGGATTTCCTGTGTCTCCATCTATAAATGAACCGTTTGAGTCTCTTATTCCCGGAGCAATTGCGTTAAAACCATACTCATTAGTAGCTCCTACGTTTGGATCATTCCAATGTGCTAATCCTATTTCTTTAAGTTTACCGCCCGCTAATGGCCAATGTTGAATCCATGAATCATATGTATCAATTGAATTTAACAGTCCTTCCAATATTATCTGAGTTGGTACTACCCAATCATCAGAACTACTCAAACTTCCGGTTCCGGTTCCTTGTGTTACATACCAGTTATACAACGCACCATAGCCTCCTATTGTAACGGAATCTCCATTTTGAGTTTTAATCAAAGCACTATCACCCTTTAAAATACCTCTTTTCAGTTTTAAACTGTCCAGAAAACATTTATCAACAGCCAACATATACCCATTATTGTCACAATCAGCAGGATTGATTGAAACATTAAAAACTTTCTGCGATGTTTTGGTTACTACTATCGGTGAAGTTCCGGTAACAGAATCGGTTTTGACATAAGCCAATGAATCAATCTTTGCCTGAACCTGTTTGGCTGAGAAAAACTCATTATAAATATAAGTTCCGCCCTTCCACATACCGATCTTGTGATTAACGATATTGTACCACCAAGTCACGTTAATTGATGATTGAAGGCTCTTATTGTTTGCATCAACGGGTTTTGCATCCTGTGCCTGTGCAAAGAAACTAATAAAAAGGAAAATAAGTAATAATAGTCTTTTCATATCGTTTATTGTAATAGCATGAATCCAGACATTGGGTCTGAAAACGTACCAAAGTTAATTGAAACAATCAAATTATCAACATCTAAAATAAATTCAGGTTGTGCGGTATGTTTAGCCGGATTTCCAGCTTCGTTGATGAAATAAAGATCAACCTGTGGCATTTTCGGGTATTGGCCATATTTTACCGCGTAAATTGAATAGTCAGGAATAGAAGGGTTGTCGATGTTTGTGAAGGGAATAGTTGTTTTACTTGCAGTTCCTGGTATCTCAATGAAATTTTCATCAGCCAACCCACCGATAAAAGCATATCGTTTCCCGTCAAAATTATTCAATCCTGCATCAAAATCTTCTGTTGTGGAATATAAAAATGAAGGTAAAGTACCAACTTTCGGCAATAGTATGGTAACCGTAGTTTCCGGGAACCGATGTTCAAACGTAACCCTTAATAAATATTCTAAAATGGATTCAATAATATAGTTCCCTGTTGTTTCGTCAACATAGCAATTTTTCAACTTCTCATCTAAAATAGATGCCATTGACAAACTTCGTGGATCAAATACTTTTATAGCCATTACGATATTGTTACATAAAATGGAACTGCATCTTCCGAAGCATAAGGTGGGCTTTTTTTCCAAACCTTATTATTTTGATACCCCGTTTTATTATCTGTTGTTGAAATATCTGAAAACTTTGATGTGATATTTACGCCAGAACCGTCAACTACCTTGAACGTTTTTCCAACTGGAATGGATAGAAATAAAGAATTACGTCCTGCCAACGGAATTGTATTCAAGGCGACTTCTGAACCAAATGAAAATAAAAAATCAGTAACTCCTAATGGATTGAAAGTCATTCCTGTGTATTGACCTGCTCTATATGGATCAGGCGTAGGCGGTTCTGGCAATGGACACGCTGATAAGTTTGTCCTCGAAATAGGTTCCTCTTCGCCTGTATATTCCCACGTACTTGTTGCTGTGTTATATTGTTGTTTTCTGTTCGTGCCTATCTGAATACCAGTATTATCACTTCCAGACAAAACACAACTTAAATCTTCTTCAATCCACCTTGTAGTGGTAACAATAGGAGGTTTCGGAGTTGGGATAGTTGCAATCAGACTGTATATCATTGCCGGCCTCCCACTCGGAGGACAATAGCCACAGAGCAAAATATCTGAAATGTCTATCGAACCGTCATCGTTAACGGCTATAATCGAATAGACATCACCAAAATAAGACATAAACATATAACCGATTTCCACGTCTCTTTCTGCTGCGCCCAAATCGTTCAGGTCAACAGGATTGACATAGGTTCTGTAAGTGGCAGGAACGGGAGTTGCTCCGGTTAGGTCTTCAGGGGTTAACTGAAATATTTCTTTTACGCGGGTCTCCCAAGCTACCAATGGTACGGATATACTGATTATATCAGTAGTAAAATTCGTCCATAACTTTGATAACTTGTTAGTTGCCATTATTTAAACATTAAAATGAGGGTCAGCGGAAAATCATAGTTAGGTGCTAAGCCTTCAATAATAAGCGTTTCGCCATTTTCCAGAATACCGGAATAAGCATCCCTTTTGGGTGTCAACCACCTCTTTCCGATTTCATCGGTTACTTTTACGGTAATTGATGAAACCTCGCGACCTGTCAAAGTATGAACTATTTGTAAATTCATGGTGTTGTCACCTACTGCCGTGAGCACCCAACCAGTTGGATAGTCAGTTGTTTCAACGGCATCGGCTAATCTTGTGGTTAAATCTGCACCGGCTGGTAATGTGATAGTTTGTGGAGCAATTATCCCGGAAAGCCTTATTTTTTCGGTATCTGTAATAAGGGATGATCCGGTTACCTGTACTACCAGTCCAGATAAATCCTGATTATCTGACATCGGTGCGTGGAAATTTGCAATTGCAGTATTGGCAACAAGAGAATATCCTTCAGCCCTATCAACTTTTCCGCTTATGCTTGGCGGGTCGGTAATTGATAATAATGTCCGCAATGTGGCTATTGAAATTACTTGCGGTACTCCCGAAGAGCCTGTGCTATTTCCGATAACTGAAAGTCCGGCAATATTTACTAGTTTTGCTAGTGTTATTGTGCCATCGGTAATACCAATGTCCTCCATGTATGGAGTAAGAGTGAGTGGATCACCCGTAAACCAATAATCTACCCCCGCAATGTTTACCTTTTGGTAAATACTTCTATCACCAATCGCAATTGTAGCGAGCACTTCGGCTTCATTGGTATAAGCCACATCTCCATTAAGGTAATAGATTTCCCTTTGGTTTTGCGCCTCCAACCATGCCTGTAACTTTGCAATACTCAGTGTTGCATCTAAAAGTAATTGTTCACTTGTAGTCATTATAGTAGGTTCTGGTAAGATAACTCAACTTGCTTCATTGCCCTGTCAGCATAAGCCTGATTGCCTGAAAATTCACCCCATATTTGAAGTAGTTTACTTGCAGCCATCCATGTAAGCGCATCATAAAGGTCTGCTTGTACATATTCGGCACCGACATTGGCAATATAAAGAAACCTGTCAATGGTGTGGTTTGGTGGCGAACCGGGTAAAACAGAATAATATTCAAGTACTCTTTTTGCTCCCCTTGATGGAAGGTTCGGTGTTCCATTAACTACATCAGCAGTAAGATCTCCTGATGTAGTTAAGACCAGTGGGTGATCAAACGGAACGCCTGCACTTAGCGCAGTAAAAAATACCCTTCCTTCGCTTACCCCGGAAGATGGCATTGCTCCAAATGGAGTTAATGATCCATCATCGTGAAAGGTAGGAATAAAATTAACCGTGTTAATTAAAAGTTCTGATCCAGACGACCGTCCATAAATTCTATATCCCGTTGCACCTGGCACAGAAGCCCAGTTTACATTTATCCCACCCCATCCAGTTGTGTTAGTGGTAGGAACAAGAGAAGATGAGGGGTTAATTGACCCATCATCGTGAAAGGTAGTTACTGTACCAACTATGGCAATTAAAAGACCTCCACCGGCAGACAGTCTGCCATATATTTTATATCCAGTTGCGCCCGCTACTTCACTCCAGTTTACATTTACTCCGCCTGTAGATACTAAAGTTATCGTAGTGACGGCAGATGCCAATGTTTCACCCAGCGCGTTAATTGCCGTTACCTGATAGCCGTATATTCCAGCAGCCATCGAACCTGTTGTGGGAGTGTGAGTGTAATTTACCGGAGAAAGAAGTCTTGTAATTGCAATAGATACTTCAGTTGAAGGATCTGTTTCGTCGCCACCAAACAATGCAGTAACACGATAATAATAAGTTCCGTACAATAATGACCCGCTTGCATTGAGAGTAAGTGATAAATTGTCTGGAATATATGCAGCGAGCGAAGGATATCCCAAAACTATATTCATGCGATAATAGTCGGGAGTGTTTTCGGTAACCCATGCGGCAACCGTATCGGCTAGAGATGTAACAAAGTTCATGGTTTTACTTAATCCACCTGGTCCGCTTATCACACAAGATCCGGATGTTCCGGCAAAGGTTACATTGTCCGTTTGTTTTACTGGTGTATTTGCGCCAGTTCTTGAAGATAATACAACAACGGGTTTTGCAATTCCCCCACGGGTGACCGCATATTTTTGAAGTTTATATTTCGGATTTGTGGTAAGAATTGGTTCGTCAACTTCCTGTAACCAGTCGGGCATTTTAAATGAAACAAACCTTAGATAATCATCAGGAAGTATTACATATCCTGTCAGTCCACTTGAATTTGGAACCGGAATACAGGTTAATAATCCTCCATCGGTGGGATTAATAATGTGTTTAGGCGCGGTCTGTAAAATGTGTTTTGCCGATTCGTCAAGGATAGCGTTTATGTAAAGATCAATTACGTTTGAGTTGTCTGCTCCTGCAAGATTAAACTGCACCCCTTCTGTCTGGAACATCGCCTCGTCAATCTTTACTCTGGTTAGTCCTATCAAAGTAAGTCTTGGCACTGGAATATCACCAGAACTACCACTACCGGAACCGCTACTACCAGAATTCAGCATTGATAGTAATGTCTGATAGAACTGATTTAAATATGCTGTTTTGGCTGTTGAAATATCTGCTATCGACATGATAATTGGGTTTAAAAAAGCCTTGCCTATTGGAAAGACAAGGCTTTTAAGTCTATGGATATTATTTATTAAGCCTCAGCAGCCCAAATACCAGTCGAGGATAAAATAATCCAAGCTTTTGTTCCGGTAACTCCTGTGCCAAATAAAGTAACTGTATCGCCAGCCTGTGAACTAGCCTTGGTGTTGATAAGGTCTTTGTTTACAACCCCAGCATCGACCACAACGGTTGCAGCAAGGGTAATAGTCCCTGAAATACCATCTGCTGCGGCTGGCGAAATAGTCACAATATTATTTCCAGCTGCACCAATATTGATAATGGTGTATTTTAATCCAAGAGCGGTAGTAGGTAGGGTAATGACTTTTGCATCTGTTCCAATCATTAAAACCTTTTCCGAATCAGAAGCGGTAAGCGTTTTGTTATCGGTAAGTGTTTCACCAACCAATTTATTCCCTAAGCTGATCTTTTCCCATACAGAACCGTCATAAATAACAGTATCGCCAACAACTACAGGAAGTGTACCTTTTGTTAAGGTTCCGGCAGTGGTCAGTTCGATAACAAGGTTTTTCATTGGGTTTGTCAGCGCATTAAGAGCAGCCAACGTACTTGTGTTTCCACCAAACTTAAGCACCGCGTTGAGTATTGCTACCATTTTTGCATAGGTAGCATTTGTATCGACAAAATTGTTCCTGTCGATTATTGATCCGATATAAGATGTCTTTTCCATTTTGTGTATTTTAAATGGGTTACGAAACTACATTACTAAATTTGGAAAGCTTGCTCCAAGGGCATCAGCTTTCGCGAGTATGGCATCAGGAGAATTCAATTCATTGAGAGGAACTTCAAATTTTTCATGAAGCTTGTCTGCGGCCTGTTGAATAGTTTTCACAGACGGGAATTTACCTTTTAAAGATCCCTTCCCTTCTAAATTAACATCAGGCTTTTTGTTTTCTTCGGAACTACTGTCGAGTTTTTGACTTTCATTGGTAGTTTCTTTTGCCTTTTCAACTTCAACAACTTTTGACGAACGGACAACAATAAGTCCCTTTTCAAATAAATTGGTTGCTTCAATTGCTTTCTGGATCGCTTCGTCTGAAGTTCCAAAACTTGAATTGACCTTTGGCCGATCTATTCCACCATTGAACTGAATTTCCTTTGGTTTGCCATCAATAGATAGGGCCAGTCTCATAGAACCTGTTCCCCTCCAACTGTATGTTATTGTTTTCACTTTAATTTGTATTATCTGTTAAATAACTATGATGTTACGTGTTCTATCCATGCGTGAGTATCTGGGTTTCTGAATGCCATTGTCCAGGCTTCATCAATACGATAGGCTTTTACTTTGCGCTGACCTGTTTTATTCAAATCAAGTTCAGTAGTAGTGGTAGCCTGGCGAATACGTCTTTCAACGTTATCAATGTCAAGAATCAATCCGTTGTTGGTGAAACCATCAACATCATCAAATGCTTGGTGTCTGCGAATCAACCAATCACCAAAAAAGGTGGAAATAACTTTGAATTTAATACCTGCAATGGTTTCAGTTTTATCCCCAGCCATTTGTTTAACGACGATAGGGGTATTCATTAACCATTCAATAAGACCATTACCGGCAAACAGGATTCTTTGATATCCACCGTTGTTGCCAGCAAAATTTTGCATACTCATTGAGTTCAACTTTTCATTGGTTCCGGTCACTGCATTATCGTAGGTAATGGTTTTGGTAATAAAGTGCCTTGCACCACCCATTAAATCTACGTTTTTCTGTGATTCGGGATCAAATACGTCTTGTTTTGGATAACCAAACAACATGGTTAATTCACCCATTCTACGCATGTCATAAATAGCATCAGTCTGGAAGTCGTTAATGTTATATTCAACTTCTTTATTGTGGGTAGATTCAACCAAAGATTCTTCAACTTGGCACATAAATATTTGTACATAGTTGGTGGTATCAGTTGGCATGTTTGCGTATGGTGCGTTCTGTGCATCAATTTCCGCTTTTGCATTACCAATACGGGTAATTTTAGCGGCGGTTAAAATAGTAGGGATAAAACTACCTACACCAGTTCCACCAGCACCGCAACCATTAACAGCTACAATGGTAATTTTCTTGTTGGTGTTATCTACTTTGGTTACTTTGAAACGAAACTCTTCCTGACTAACTGAATTATCAACAGTTCCGGGAACAAAACCAATATCATCAGCTAACCAGATATGAGGATTAGTTACTGAAAGTTCTCCGCTGGTTACATCTGCTTCGGTATATTGTGTGGTTAAGATGTCTTGTACTCCACGAACAGCACTTGAATAATATTTGTACTCGCGTGAATCACATTTACCTAAACGACCGATTTTACGCAAAATAGTGTCCAATGGAAAAACATCTGGCCGGACCTTAGTAATAGTATTGCTTATCTCCGGTCTCAATAAGTTTGGAGCGGCAATCTTTACAAGGTTGGTCGTAACTGTTTCGTTTATCGCCTGAGCGGCAGCAGTTGGAGCAACAATATCCATAAGGTTAACTCCGTGACCTCCGTAAAGGAAGTTCGTAATACCATCAGGTAGAACCGTAGCCCCCCATGAAGGTTCAATTGCGAGAACGCAAAGTGCCATCAGCACAAAACCTATCGCATACTTAAATAACTTGCTTGTTTTCATTTTTATACAATTAATGGTTAATACTCAATTTATCCGTTAAGAATTGATCTGGTTCCTTCAAGATGCCTGTCAATATTTGCAGCGATTGGATCTCTTGTAACTTGAACTTCTGGCATCTGTGCGCTTCCATCAAGTGCTGGCATATTGTCTCCCCGGCAAATATCCGTATCCGTAGCAAACTTCTGGCTGATCTTTTTATTTGTTGCAGAGAGTTCTCCGGCTTTACGCTGGTTTGCTAATTCAGCATCCCGGTTTATGTAGTAATACATGGCATCCAAAAACTCTTTGGTAATTTCACCTGAATATGCTTTATCCAGAAAATCGGACAATTTCTGTCCAAATTCCATTTTGCCCGGTTCGTCCATGCCTTTTTCTGCAACAAACTCTTCGATAGCTTCGTTTGATTTTTCAAGATTGGCGACAATACTTGCTTTTCTTTCGTTACCAATTCGGTAATTTTCTTCGCGTGTCTTCACATTATCTGCCCATTCTTGCATATCATCTTCACCATTTGGTTCCAATGATTGAAGATCAACGTATTTAGGAAGTACATTTAAGAATTTGCCACCACGGCTCATGTCTGACAAAATGCCTCCTAATTCTGGTTCGGAATCCATCATAGCCATGATCTTTTCGTTGCTTTCGTCGTACCTTCCAAGTTTTTCAGCTTTGGGAAGCAAGTCGTTGGCAACCATGCTTTCCATTTTAGGTACATAGTCTTCGTCTGATATGTCCTCTCCGTAGTGGGATTTCATGGCAGACATCACCGATTTCTTTTCTTCGGTATATTCACCATCAGAAGTAGTGGCCGGGGTCTTGTTCTCTTTAGGACTAAGATTTGCGGCAACTTCTCCGGGTAATTCTTTTTCTTTATTGTCGTTTGTGTCCATACAATAATTTATTTATTGAAATTTTTGATTAACAATGGTTTCAAATTTAAAATGATTATTAACTTTGAAGTGTCTATTTATTTTGCAGTTTTATATTTTAATAAAAACCTTCTATAAATTACTAAACATGGATAATAATCAAGACTGCTTACCGGAAACAAGAGAAGAATCAATTGCCCTTGTAAAAAAGATACACGATGAAGTATTGAAAGAAATTGGATCGAATCTGGCTCCAAGTATTGCGAGAAAGAAAATCTGTTCTATGATCTTAGAGAAACTACCCAAGAAACCTATTTACGGGGAAACTACCATCTATCTGATTATTAACGGTACTTATAAGTAAAGCCATGAAACCAGAAATTAAACTATTTTTTGACTTTGAATTCACAAGTCTTTCGCCAGACGCTCAACCTATAAGTTTGGGTATTGTGAGCGAATTTATTGATGCAGAAAATATGGAATTTGAAAAATCCTTTTACGCTGAATTTTCAGACTTCAACCTGAATCTCTGTGACGATTGGGTAAAAGAAAATGTGGTGAAAAAGCTTCAATTTTATCCCGAATCACATGACGGAACAACGGAATATACTGAAAATTGGGATATGTGCATGCCTTTAAGTTTTACTAAGAACAAATTAGCCAAATGGCTTGCTAAATTCTCAGAATACAACATTCAATTCGTTTGCGATTGCGGAACATTTGATTGGTATTGGATGCTTCAGTTATTGGCCGAATGGGAAAAGAAAGAAGATGAAGATGGTTGGTCCGGCAGTTGTCCTACGTGTGGATCAAAAAAAAGTGAATATTTTAGTATCGGTCTTCCAAAACTTCCCGACAATATTTCACCAGTACCCGAAGATTTAAATGATCTTATTGCCACGAAAAAAAGTATATCAGTAAGAGAAGCGTTTGATTTGAACAGGGAATATTTAAATGGCGCAAACCCAGAAGATAAAGCAAACGAAAAACACAATAGTTTGTGGGATGCCAAAGTGATCAAAGCCATTTACGAAAAACTTAAATGAGTATTGAATCCCTCATATCAGAAAACAAGAAACGACTATCAATACTTAATTCGTTCTACGATCCAATAACCGGAACCGGGTCGCCACTGGAAAGACAAAAAGTAGTATTTAATGACATTGAGAATAACCTGTATCTTCCAGTTGAAATGCTCAACCAAAGCAAATGGGTTCCAAAACTAACAGAATTCAGTTCCTTTTCTGATTTCGCAAACTTCAATAAAACAAAAGTTGAAGAGGTTCAGGAGATGTTCATGCACGAACGTTTCAGATATGACTTCGAATACTGGTCGGCAATCACAATTATTATTCAGGATAAGATTACCCTCAAAGAACTTCCGTTCATCCTCCGAAAAGCTCAAACCAAACTATTGAAGGTTTTGGAGGCTATGCGATTAATGGGTGTTCCTATCCGGTTTATCCTACTTAAAGCCCGTCAGTGGGGAGGTTCAACGCTGGTTCAGTTTTACATGATGTGGATTCAACAGATACATAAACGAAACTGGCACCTTGCTGTTTGCGCCCAAGATGATGGAGCAGCCGGAAATATCAGCGAAATGTACCGAAGGGCAGCGACTAACTACCCAAAAGAAGTAGGATCAATAACATTCAGGCCTTACGCACGAAGTCCTAAGAATATTGTGAATAATGAACGTGGTGGAATTATTGGGGTAGGATCAATCAATAACCCAAATCAATTCCGTTCATATAATTACCCGTTGATCCATATTTCAGAGCCTGGTGTTTGGGAAGACACGCCAAAACGAACAGCGGCCAGACTTGTTTCTTCTCTCCGCTCAACGGTTCCACGTGTAGCTTATTCAATGATTGCAATTGAGAGTACGGCCAAAGGTGTAGGTAACTTCTTTCACGATGAATGGTTATCTGCCGTGGCCGGAACGTCTGGTTATGAAGCAGTATTTGTTCCATGGTTCGAAATTGATATGTATCAAACTCCTATTAAGGATTCAGAATACAAGTATTTCATTGAAACAATGTCTGAGCATGATAAATTTTGTTGGGACAATGGAGCAACATTAGAAGGTATTAAATGGTACAATGAATATCAAAAGGCTGAGAAGTACGAAGAAATTCAAATGTTTGAGGAATTCCCAACTACACCGGAAGAGGCTTTCGTCAGTACCGGTTCGCGGGTATTCCCTTATGCCTATATTTCCAATGCAAGGAAAACCGTTCGACCTCCTGAATTTGTTGGCGACATTTTTCCATCTTTGACTGCCAATAAGTCAGCCCTTGAAAACATTGAGTTCCATCCAAGCAAAGAAAAGATTGGAAACCTTCAGGTGTGGAAAATGCCTGAACCATATATTACACATCAGGGTAAAAAATGGTTCGTTACGAATCGTTATTGTGGGTTCGCTGATATTGGAGGGGTAAATGCCAAGGCCGACTACTCTTGTTTAAAGGTTATAGACCGTCTATGGATGTTGTGGGGTGGGGTTCCTGAAACGGCTTGTATCTGGCACGGACATTTAGACCAAGATCTATTTTCTTGGAAGTGTGCTCAGATCGGAAAGTGGTATAATAATATGCTTCTGGCAATCGAAGCAAACAGTTTGCGGAAAGAAAAATCGGATGGGGATTACTTTTTAACCGTTCTTGACAATATTGCGCCCCACTATGATAATTTATTCATACGCAACAACCACGAGGCAATAAACACTGACTACATTCCAAAGTACGGATTCCAGACTGCAAGGGGAAATAAGGACATGATTATTACTGAACTAAATAGTGCCTTTCGTGGGGATGTAAATGGAATTCCACTTTACAATGAAAGAGACAAAGAGACCCTTGATGAATGCGACTGGTACGAGCGAAAGCCAGATGGAAGCGTTGGAAGCGTTATCGGAAAGAAAGATGATCGTGTCGTAATTAGTGCCGGATCTGTATGGTTGTCGAATAAATATATGGATATGCCCTGTCTAATTCCATACGTTGATAAAAATGATCGAAAAAAATCATACAATAAAACCATTGTTTCAGAAGCGAGTATGTAGAATTTTATTATATTTGTATGTAATTATTAAATAAATATCTAATGATTAAAAAAGCCATATCCGGTCTCTGGACTTCAATCCTTCAATGGGTAATAAACCAAATTTCATCGGCAGTATTCTACTTTCAAAAACGCCAGGCTATTTCTCTTTGCCGTGAGTATCAATGTTGGTATTACGTCATTCAAAGCGGTTACTTTACTTGGACAATACTCAGGGTCGGTGCAATGCAGGAATATAAAAAGAAAGGGGTTATAGCAAAGAATACAACGGCCAAAGAACTCCGGGAAATTGCAGCTTTTATCGCTAAACATACTAACTATCCTAAACTATAAAACTATGCACGAAAGACCATTTTGGATAAGCATTAAAAAGTCAGAAACGTGTCTTTTTAGTAGGAGAATGGGTATTAAGGGGAAAATTATCTGTGGATATTCTGTTTGTATAAGATTATTTGGGAAGAACTTACTTTAAACTATAAATTATGTGGACAAATATCGTTTTTGTAATAATTGCACTTCTTTTGTTTGTAATTGCTTATTTGCTTTTTAAGTTATCAGAATTGAAACACAAACAGGATAATTGTACTTATGTAGGTGAATACTCCATGGGAATAACTAGGTTCAAAACACCTGATACGGACATTCGTGTCCTTCAGGTTTACGCCCGTGACGAACTCGCTATCGCACTTCAAAAAGACGGTTTAATCACCTATAAAATGAAAGAGAACTATCGGGAAGATTTAAAGGAAACCGAAGTATGTGTAACAGCAAGTATTAACGTAAATAAAATCAAATGATATGGAAGCGAAATTAAAGTCAATCGAAGAAAAACTGGATATCATTATCGCTGCAATGTCGGTTAATCCTGATTTTGAAAAGTACGTCAAACAAGGATTACTGAATTTACACTTGACGAAGTTTGAAAAACAGTTAAAGCAAAACGATTCTGATGTAATTGCAAAAAAAGCAAAATTCATTCTTGATAACCTTCAAATACATTCCTATCAATTTGATGTAATTCAGTCTGGATTAACTCGTTTTAACGTAAAAGGACTTGGTTCAAACCAAAATGCGCCGGAGTTTGCTAAAGAATTGATAGATAAGGCAGCAAGTCAATTGGAGTTGGTAAATTGGGATACTGATAAATGGTCATATAATGATTTTGTTGAGGATACTCTTTCAAAAGATGGGTTTTGTCAACTAACTAAAGCTAAATTAAACCTTACGTTTGGAGAACCAATTGATATTCAGTCAGAACTTGAAAAAGAACGCTTAAAATGCTTGGAGGAAAATAAATGATTTACGCAATCCTCTTTTTAGTCATTTGTATTGAATTTAGCTTTCATCCCAGACTTGACAAAACCTCTGATAATGATTTACTTTTGTGGTATAATTTAGCAGGTAGAAGACATTTTAAAAAAATATGTAGATTATGAAAACACAAATTCACGAATTGAGAATCAGGCTGGATGGCTTGGCTCAATTAGTTAAATCCATTGGAAAACCATTTTTGATCATTGATGAAAGTGCAATTCCCGCAGGAAGGTCAATTGATGAAATTCTAGGTGAATGGGAAAATAGCAGAACTATAGTTCTTAAGCATACACAAATCATACCACCCGTTTTTTTTGATGGCTCGTGTTTAGGAGAATCCTATAAATCACTTTTGCTAGCTAAGGCATGGCTAGGGAAGGTATTGGCAGAACTTGGCGAAGAAACACCGTACAAAAATGACGGTAGCCGGAAAATAGTTGAAGATATTGAGCCGACCGCGGATAAATCAACCGTTATTGATGCAATAACAAAGTTTCCTGAGATCACCAATACCATTAACGGCTTTGACTGGCCAGAATCATCATATATTGAAAAGATTGATTGGCTGAGAGAAGAAATACAAAAGTGTTCCGGTTCGGTTTTTGACTTCAAAGAAAAATACCTGACATTCAAATCAATGTCATATCGGGGCAATATTGCTTCAACAAAATCTTTCGAACATCTAACTGAAGCCGGTTTCCATTTGGGTTTCGAACTCCAACGAATCAAAGAACAATCAAAATGAAAGTATCAATAACTCATAGAGGATCGTTGTTTATTGAATCAGAGAATTCAATGGAATCCTACGCACTTAAAAAATGGATTGAAGAAAACGGAGAAGAAGTTTTCAAATTTGCTATTACCATTGATAGAACTTGTGAATTAAACCCAAATAATCAAAATGAAAAGAACCTTTAAATCAGTATTTGCCGTTAACGGTACAAAAGAAGAACTTCAGTCTTTCGAAGAAGTACTGATAAGTCACGGAATAGAATCATCATCCGCAAATGAAGCTGCAAAGAACATGTTTAGGTGGGTAGTTGTTTATGCTGACTTCGTGGAGGCTGATAAGTCTGATCGTAGGACTACTTTTGCTTATAGATCGACATCTTGCAAACAAACATCACGACCAGCTATTATTAAGATGAAAACGGCCAAGAAAAGGTTGGAGTCAGGGTATTATTTTGGAGAAGGTAAATTTAAACGATAAAGTAAAGGTGGATGGCTTTGTAGCTCCCAAGTTCGTAGCTAGGATATGGCACAGTAGGTTCGCTTTTATTTTTGTAATTCTGTTGTATCCTCTAATTAAAAAGCCCGATCATAGCGACCGGGCTTTTTTGAACCTAAACTAAATATATGAAAAAAAACCAATCTTTAGGTAAGTTTTACCTTCTTTAATTGGAATGCATAGTTTTTCATATTGCGAAGTGCCAAAGTGTACAATCCATCAAATTTTACTGCATCAGTATCCTTGCCCTGGGTGCTGAACCAATCTCGAAGGATATAAAACCTGACTGCTTTTAGAATATTTGCATCAACAGCTTTCAAATAGTTTTCATTGAATCCCGTCCGGTCAACAATCATAACCCAAGAACAGTTTTCCGTTACCGGGGTATCTGCCGTGTTCGTGTATGATTCGTTGTGTGCAATTGAATTTTCAATAGCCTTTGTATATTTCAGGAAATTCAGTAATACATCATAGACGGCATCTTCCATCAATCCAAGGTGAATGTCTCTTTCATCTTCGGTAATGGCGAAATCATCTACCATTGAGCCACCAGCAGCATCTTTATAATTTCTGGACTGGTACATGCTTCTTAATGAAGAATCATCAAATACATCTTCTACAGGATAATAAAATGATATCCTTGCCGGTTGTGCGAGAACTCCCACTACTGGAGGTGTAGCACCCGGATTCGCTATAACCTCTTCTATTGCTGCTAATCTTTCGTAACTCATGACTTTAATTTTTAAAATGTTCGTATTTTTCTACTTATTGATCTTCTGTAATTTATAATCCGTCCAAGTTCGTTCGATACCTCTTCGAATTCTAGCATGATTAAATCGAGAGAATATCTCTGTCTTTTGAACCATTCTTTTATGACATACATGGTAATAAACTCCTTGATCTTGTCATCCAATGTCCATCCATTATTTTTATCAAATCCAACAGGAAGTTGTAAATAGTAAAAAATGTACTTTATGGTTGAATCATTATCCAACTGCCAGTCTGTGCCATCAAAATAAACAATATCATCTACAGCTACGTCCAAGTTTCCGGTTGTTAAATTTCCGGCCTCGGTTATCTTGTAGTGAAGGTTTAACTCAGGAGAAACAATGCCGTTTAAAATATCCAAAGTTTTTGAGGGTAAACTGTTCCATCCCCATGAACGCTGAAAATCTGGTTCTACTTCTCCCCAATAAATGTTTGCCTCCCTGTTTTGGAATACCTGCAACTTTTCAAATGCCTTTGATACACCACGTTTAAGCAATAAATCAAAGAATTGTTTATCGTTTTCAGTCAGTGAGTGTTTATCAAGGGTTGTTATTCCGGCCTGATCTACATCCTGATCGCTTCGGTACATTGATTCAATACTCGATAAATCGAAAAAATCCTCAATGTTGTAATAAATAAATATTTCGGGTAAAACAGGAATTGTCATGTTTTTATAAATTTGAGTTAAAATTACATTTTATCACTTTTAAGCAAATTCTATTTATTATCACTTTTTAAATAAATACAAAGAATTAAATATTGTTTGGAGTTGTGCTTTATTTATATATCTTTGCAAGTGTCAAAAAGGTGGTGCTTTGGGGGTGCTGGTCTTTTGTGCCAGTGTCTATTAAGGTGCTGGCATTTTTTATTTAATTCAATTGATCCTGACCCTTCATAAACTTATTCAGTCTATCCATTGTTTGAGGATTTGCTTTTGAAGCATCTGCTCCTTGGCTTTGTAGTTGTTGTCCAATCTGTGCCATCATGTTTGGATCTTGCATATTTGGAACTCCACCGCCAGTCAATGCCTGTTGTTTCTTCTGTTGAAGGATATTTAAAAGATCATCAGAGAAAGGAAGTGAACTAACCCTTAGATATGTTTCAAAATCAATAAGTTGAGCTGTTACAAATTCCTTTAAGTTTTCTTCGATTATTCCACGGTAAATTGGACTGTCTGGACTTCTACCCATGGCCATTTCAAATTCAACGTCCTGAGCCTTTACAGGATCAAATGTGAGAGTTTCTTCATTATAAAGACTACCTGCCAGTGCCAATTGTCTTTCTTCGTCATAGTACTGGACCTGTAGTTTAAGCATCTTCCAGTCACGTTCTCTACGTGCTGCGTTATATGCCTCAAAGTAGTCTTTAGAATTTAAAGTACTGTTTTGAGTTTCCTGAGCATATAGGCTTGACGGCGTTCCGGCACCTGATTTTTGACCCTGTATAGCACTTGATACGCCTGAAATTTCAGACATAAATCTCAACTGAAGGGAAAGTAGTTCGTTGATACCTACCCCTGAAGAATTGGCCGATACCTGTTGTGGTAATGTTGCGCCTGGTTTAAGTTTAATCTTAATGACCCCGTTAAACTTCGTCCATTCATCGGATATCCTGTTAATATCGAAATCATCTGAAATAGAATCTTCGGGCACCAACAAAACACCCTTAGCACTTGACCCAATAATGAAGTCAAGAAGTGTTACCAGACGGTTAACGTACCGCTGTTGGTCGATAATGTCCTCAACGAATCCCCAAACTTCACCATCCACAAGAGGATAAAGCAGAAATGTATAGGGATGTTCTTTATGGTCGTATGGTGTTTCCTGTTCGTGAAGTACAAATCCCTGCCATGTAAGATATTTCACATACCAGAATTTTTGATAGTTTTTTGTATAAGTAATAAGTGGTACCAGTCTGGGATTCATACCCTGTGCGGCTGCATCGCTCAACCGCTGCATATTTTCATTATCAATGGTCTGTTTACTGTTCACATCGGCAATATAGTATTTTGCATTTTGCCAGTCGTGACAACGAAGTCTCCACCCGCATTTTCGTTCCCATATTTCAAATACCCGGCCTTTATCTGGTTCAATTGGAATATAAAAATCAAGTTGTTCAGAGAAATGAGAATTAAGTGATTCTCCTGAACTTCCGCTTACAATAGAGGTCTCCATTACATCGGCATACATATCCATTATCTTCTGAGCCTGAACTTCATCATTTGAGAAAGCAGCTACAATATCCTTGACATACATATCATGGAATTCGCCACAAAAATCAAGATCGGTAAGCCTGATATCCTTTAAGTTTGGAGTAAAGAACATTTGGGTAACTGATCTGTTTTCAAGCCAGACATCTTCGCGTTGAAATTTATCAATGAACCGGTATGAGTTTTTCCATATTGCCGAACCCGACAAAAGGAACTCTTCAAAGTTTCTGGTGTCAAGTTCCCTGGCACGGTTGATCTGTAAACCATACTGAACGGTATTGGTCAACATTTCACCAGCAGCAGCATCGCTTCTCCTGCGTGCAATAACTGACGTTTTTGTGGTATCTGTTAGGTATTGACCAATCAGGTTCTTAATAAGTTGCCTTATCTGGTTCTGTTTAAGTGGAACCTTACCGTGTGACTTAATCAAATCTTCCTCGGTAACGTAACTGCTTGTGTCAGGATCAAACACTTTGTCACCCCATTGGTCGCCACGGTAATACTTTCGGTTGCGCTCTCTTCTGTCCCGGAAGTCTTTTAAAGCATTCCAGTAGTTCTTTGCCCTTTCAAGCAATAACACATTTTCAGAAGTGGCGTTATCGCTTAACCTAAGCGCACTGGCTGATCTTCTTTCCTGATCGGGTTCTTGTCCGTTACCTATCGTATCAAGGTTGAATACTGAATAGTCAATATTTTTGTAAGTGTCCATATCGTTAGTATTTTAAATCTTTTTCAAGAGTATTAATTATTTCATCCATTTGTTTTATTGATTCTTCATTTGGATTTTTGTCTTCAACATTATATGCTTTGTCAATTAATATAGGAGCAATTAATTTCTTTTCTGTTGGCGTAGATATTTTATAAATGGTAAACAATTCTGTTGCGGTCAGGCTTTTAACACTTCTTTCAATTGGTGTCAGTTGAGCATCATCCCATATTTTATTGGCCTCCGCATCAGTGATCGTGTTATTTTCAACGGCACTATCTAATACTGTTTCGTCTTTTGTCTTTATATACTGGTTTCGAATATCAGATTTTAATTTTGAATGGTCTGCCTGTTCTTTGGTTCTTCCTCCTATTGGAAGTTTTGCCCTGATAATTTCACTTATTTTCTTTTCTGCATCTGTCATATTTAGGTCAAATGGAGCAGGAACAATCCCAATAAAAGGAAGTATTTTATCTGCCAATTTATCTGAATTATTTTTCTGGGCGTTTCTTATTCCAAATGGGACCAGTTGTTGACCCAGATAATTGAATATTTCTTTGGTTTTTTCAATAGTACTGTCATCTTCATTGAAAACTTTTGTTCCATAATAATCTTTATTCGTTATCATTTGAGCAACAATCCCATTAACAGGAGATAGTTTATTTTTTAATGTATTTAAGGCACCCGAAGGGAAATCATTACTATAATGATAAAGATCTTTCACATATGATGGCATTGACACTCTTGTAGCATCTCCGTTTTTATCAGTACCTCCATCTTTCGGGAAAAAATAATCTCTTGGTTCTTCCGGGCGACGTCCGGTTCGTAGATACATGAATATTGCACTTGAAATAGCGGTTGTAATAACCAGTCCGATCATATACGCCAATTTATGTGTCTGGTCTGAGGTTTTGCCTTTCATCGCGCTGAAAATAATATCAACAGCCTCTTTAGGTGCGCCTCCAATTTCCCGGAATGTTCCAAGGTTCCATCCTACCGACCGAACGGAAGCCATTGCAATATCTTTTGTTATATGATTCCAGAAAAGATTATCATACACAAGTTGTCCCATTCTGTTATCTACACTATTCCATGACTTTTGCAGTCTGGTTCTTCTGGCTTCGAATGTTGAGTTGGGATATATTTTCATATCATACCTTGCCATGTCAAGGAATACTCCTAGTTTTTGCCGTGGTACAATGTATTCTAAGATAGGCTTTGATGCTAATTCGAGTAACTGCAATGGTATTTCCAAACCTGCTTTGATAAATTTACGGTTCCTGATGTTTTCCCTGATACGGTCATGCCATCCTTCACGGTAAAAATCATCCATCTTTGCCCGGCCTCCGGATTCTGCCATTAGGTCTGCGATCATTTTCATTTCTTCAGTTCCACCTTCTCCAAACCATGCTTTTCTTAATTGAATACCACCTAAAATATTTGATACAGGAGCAATAGGAGCCATCGTAAAGTGAGCGAATGCTTCTGCTAATTTACCATGATAAAGATACTCCCATCCTAATGCCTGTTTTGAGATACTGGCATCCATAGAAGTAAATCCAAGGTGAAAAGCAGATAGTCCTAACTGAAATTGAGTAACAGCATTACCAAGTCCACGGTAAAGATCGTAAGCACCATTACCACGAAGTCCTTTTGAAAGGAAATTATTTAATATCCTTGCTGAGTTTTCTTCAGCAAAGTAATGACCAAGCAATTCTAGCATGTGGGTATCCGGGTTCATGTGCATTACCGTACCAACTTTATCATCAATCGAAACAAACCCTTCGGGTCTGGTTTGTCCAAGTCTTACAAACTTCACATATCCGGCCTCTTTAAGCTCATTGATTGTGCGATGCGCCATGATGTACCGTTCCATTTCCCTGATCTTCATTAATTCAAGGGTTACAGGATTCCATGAAACGGGTATTAAGCCTTTTTCTACACCATCTCTGGTATAAGTTATTGTCCTTTGTTTAAGGAATGATTTTGAGCCTTCAAATGGTCTTCTGGCTATTCCTCCAAATAAACTTGCGGCTTTCTTTTTATCTTCCCAGTAGTGAGGAAAATAATTCTCAATAAAAGTTTCAAGTTTGCCTGTGCCCAGTTCGCGAACCCTGTCTCTTGTTTCGTCAATGTGTTTTCGCAAAGCATCTGCATATCCTTGAAGTTCCGGGTTTGTTTGAGGTTCTCCAAGTTCCATTTTATTAATGAAGTCTAAGTTTTCCTCATTAGTCATTTTATCAAAGCGTTTTTTGGCTTGCTTTAATTGAACTACTGCCTTATCAATATCTCGTTGCATTTTACCTAAGTTGCTTCTCATTGACTCAGCACCTAGTTTCCCTCCTGCACCTTTTGTGTATGGAGTCATTGTATTTTGAAGCGAATTAGCGAACCCTTTAATTGTTTCTGCCGTTTCAGTTACACCAGGTATAAACGTTGCATTTTCCAGTGACTTTCTTTTCATGAAGTCCATCATCGTTTCATCAGGCTTTTTCTTTCCGTACTCTGCTTCGGGTTCGTTGACAGAATTATTGTATGATTGATCAAATCCTAATTCATAAGATAAAATATCTTCTATATTCTCATAGGTATCAGTCAATCCATTTTCCTCAACCACCCATTCGTTAATCATCGCATTATACCCAGATTTTTTTTGTGGGGTTCTTTCGGTAATGAACGATAATGTTTTTTCGTCGCTGTTGTTTTGGCGATTAGCTGAATGATTTGAAACTCTAATTTCAACATCGTTACCATTAGCGTCTTCAACTGTAAAATAATTAGAACTGGACCCTTCGAGAAGTGTTCTTATTTTATTTGAATAATTTTTTATTATATCCTCTGATTTTCGGTACTCTACTTGTGGTTCATTAAGAATGTTATTATCTTCAGGTGAGAAGTTACCGTTGTTCCCGCTTATGGCTGTACTTAAATCACTCTCAAACTTCCATGCGTTATCTTCGGTAAGTTCATAATCTTTTTGGGCGTTTCTCCCCTTCAGGTACCCGAACATTCCTTCCGGGTTGTCTTTCAGTTTGTCGCGTTCTGATTTGCCGTAAGTGGCCTGTGGTTCCATTAAACCTTCGTCTGTCTGTGATGTGTAATTCCATCGTGTTTTGTAGTTTGAAACGACATCAAGCAAAGTGATATCTGATTTAGCTAAATCTTCTTTAAGGTTTCGAATACCTTGATATTCCGGATGTCCAATAATTCTTGTTCCTGATAGTATTACTCCTGATGCTCCAAAACGTCCAACATATCCCTGTAATTCTGTTCTTAGTGCATCTATGGATTTATTTGATCTAAAATCAACATCGGATAGGTGAACGTATGCCTTAATATTATTACTCCTGTCCAGAATTATTGCACTTAGTTTATTCCCTTCACTGAATCTTTGTGCAGAAATAAACGCCGCAATATCTCCCGAGTGTTTAATTTTTTCAGGCAAATATGTGTCGGTTTTAAAGACTTGTTTGTCAAAATTATAAACCTTATAGTTGTTCTGTGAGTTATCTTTTGATTGTGGTCGGTCATGTATTTCGTGACTTTCTTTTCCTTCTCTAAATGTGGCATATTTGCCCGTTTGAAGGTTAATAATGATGTGTTCGCCAATAATATCACCATAGGCATTAACGGCTCTCTGGTGTACCTTGATATCACTTTCCGAATAATTAAGGTTTCCGGAAGGATGGTTGTGAATTAAATAAACTTTATCAGGAGAAAATCTTGAAATACCATCCGAAATAACATTGTAATTTACCAACGATGCCGAGCCAGTACCCATTGATATATGTACAATGGTAGGTTTACCGTCTTTCACAAAAGCGGCAAACATGTTTTCAATACCCTTACTTTCGAGGTTTTTAAATAGGTAAGCTACATCATCGGTGCTTTCGATACGGTTACGTCCATCAAAAACAAAGTTCTTATCAAGCGAATACTTTTGTTCAACAAGAGAAAACTCACCTTCATTTAATCGACGTAAGACGGGGTTGGATGCTCTACTATCTTCCCGTTGTATGTTTGTGTCTCCTGATCCGTTGTCTGTATCGGAAAAGAGGGAATACTGTAAGGTTTCACCGGAGTTGGTTTTGTAGGTTCTTTGTGGTTGTGCTGTTTCATTATTATCTATGTTTGATATTCCAGTATTAAAATGTTCATTTTTGCTAAAATCAGGTACAATTTTATTGCCTGTTTCACTATCTACAATTGCAATGCTAAAACCTGCACGGGTTAGTTTGGGTAAAAAGTTTTCAAGATTAAAGTCTGTAAAACCAGTAGTAACGACACCACCGTTCATAGTCCTTGTCAGTGTTGTGCCTATACTACTTGCAACTCTTTCAGCATTATTCCCAATAACTTCATAGAACCCTCCAACTTTAAGCAATACAACTGAATTCGGATATTTTTCTTGTATCGAGTTGTAATTACCATATACGGAAGATGGTTCGTTAAGTTGCGAATTACCTTCAATTTCATTCTTAAACCGGATAGCATCGTCTTTAGTGTTGAATAAAAATCCTTTTGAGAACTTATTCCATGGTCTTTGTTTGCCAAATGGATTGTTCCTTCTGGCAACCAATGACATATTATCGTAATCATCTGAGCGGCCATTGATCTTGACGTTGTAAAGTATCTGCCCGGTCTGTGTGTGCTTGAATTCTTCAACTGAAAGTAATTTGGTTCCGGCTGATTCTACTGGTGTAGGTTTTGAAACTGGTGTTTCCTGAATTTGTTTCTGAACCGGGTTAGGTGTTACTGGTACTTCTCTTGGCTTTACATTTGCTGCTATTTCAACGTTTACAGAAGTATTAAACTTACCTGACATGTATTGCAACACACCTTCCAGATTGCTTTCTGAAATTGCGCCTACCATACGTCCACCCATCTGCCTAAAGTCACGTCCAATAACCAAATCACGCAATCCGGCATCAAGAAAATACATTCCTCCGGCTTGTTTTGACAATGGAACATCTATTGCATATCCGCCTGAATTTTGCCGTCCAATTCTTACATTACCAGATATGTCGGTAAATGGTTGACCATTTCTTATTTCATCAAGTTTAGTGATGATCTGAACACGCATTTGCTGTTCGTTCGGCTTATAGTTTTCAGGAAGTAAGATACCTTCTTTGATATTTCCGTCAATATCGGTATATGCAATTAACTGACCTTCATTTCCGGCAAATGCCTGAAGTATATTACCGGTAATAATGTAGCCTGTTCTGCGGCTTTTGGTAGGTATCTTTTCATCCCAATTATCCAAAGTTGTTTTAATGCCAGATCGCATCTGCATTGTTTCAGCATACGAAGCATTTAAGAAGTCGATCTTTGATAATGGAACTTCGATCTTTCTACGACTGTCAAGTGTTGCAAAAACGGCTGTAATAGTCGAAGGATTCATTTTGTCACCAATCTTGTACCCCATCAATACACCTTCCGAATAAGCGGTATTAAGCGAAACATCTGAAGTATTTGGCACCACGACAACCTTTCCGACCGAGAACATATTGAATACCCTACGAATTCCATCTGCCTTTCGCCGAATTTTATCAACCCTGCCTACAAGTGCTGTGTCATGAATATTCTGGCTTGTATTAAGGTAATTTTCAAGCATTCGTCCGCGTTCTTCCGAATCAGTTATCTTCTGTTTGTCGAATATTTTATTAGCCTTATCAATCCTTGCTTTTTCTTTTGAATTATAATCGTCATTAGATTTCTGAATTTCAGTTTCGATCAAATCATTCGAATACTTATCCAGTTTTTCAATCAATCCGTTCCGATATTCAACCTGATCTAATCCGTCAGTATGTTTTGCAATCTCTTTCAGGATTTCCTCTGACTTCAATGGTTTTTTAAGCACATCGATTTCAACCTTTTCACGGTAACTATCCTGAGCAAATGGATTATCTCCGCCCTTGCCCTGAACAACAACAACCTTTTCTTTTGTTTCTGCCCTTAACGGAAGCGTGGTTATTTCAAGATCATTCGAATTGGTGTCGTTAAGGTAATTTATCAGGGTATTGTACTTCTCGGTTATTTCATCGTAGAACTTTTGTTGTTCGTTGATAGGTAACAATGCCACACGCCCGGCAATTTTCAAAGCCGCGCTTTCCGGTGCAACAAACGACTCAATGTCTGCCTCTGATTTGCCCTCGAACTTCATCGGGTCCAGAAGCTTCTCGTTCAGTTCTGAATCTTCTTTTAAGTGGTCAACGCTTATTTTGTCCCCGTATTTATTCAGGAAGTCAACGATCTCAATTTCATTGGTCTTTGATTTTTGGCTACTGGTAGTATTTGCATCCAATGATTTTAGCTTTACCTTAAACATCATTGTCATTCGCTGTTCTGCCGGAATGGGACTGAGAATGTATCGGTATGCTCCACGCACTACTTGGCCTGTCCGGTCAATACGTCCACGCATCTGAACCTCTGTATTAACATCAAGTTGAGTTTGCGCCGACAACATGATACGCTGCCTTTGGTCTGCAACTTTTTCGGAAGCATGAAGAGATATTCCGGTAGATGCACTTTGATTTATAATCAGCGCGTCTAATTTACCTGCGTTAAAATCCCTGGTTAATTTTTTCTTATCGGTGTTTGTGCGTTTCTGTATTTGTGCTGTTCCGTCCGGATTAAATACCAGTTCGTTTGATCTTCCGGTCATTTCTCCAATGGAGTACCCTGCTTTGGTTACGGCATCTTTAATAATATCAATCGGACTGATTGAAATACCAACCGACATATTTTTAATGAAATCTTCAATCTCATAATACCTGTCCTGTGCATCTTTGGGAAGATCAGCAACCGTTAATACTAAGTTTTGATGATCGCCCATGCCATCGGTTTCAGTGAACCGGAATAATCCATGCAGTCCCTTCATTAGGGTAGTGGAAAAATCATAGTTTGATATTTTTTCTCCAATACCTCCAAGTTCATTCATAAAACCTTCCATTGTGTTGGCAACCGCGATAACCGGCCTTCTGCCTGCCTTTAGTTCTTCAATCGCTTCATTGGCAATATTCTTAGCTTTTAATGAAAAAAGTAATTGCCGGGTAAGGTTGAATGTTTTGCTGGCAAACGGCACGTTATTGATACCAAAATCAGATGTTCCGGCTGTATGTTCTGCCCCGCCCTGCATTTCCGCAAGTTCTGCGTTCTTTTCTTCAATAATCGGATCAATGTATTCCCTTTGAAATTGTATCAGGTCATTAAATACCTTTATTGTCGAATCGTATGCCTTAAAATGAGTATCGGCATCCTCGATAGTTTTCCAGTCAATTGTCACCCCGGCAAAATCTCTTTCTCTGCGGATCATCTGACCGGACTGAGTAAGGTTTTTTGACATGATCTCCTGAAGTGGTACTCCACCCGTTTTAATGGCTTCAATCAGTTCGGCATTACTCATGTTTGTATCGCTCATGGCTGTTTTCATGGCGTAAATAGGCATATTGTCTGCCCTTTTAGCAAACGTGCCAGACAAAAACACCACTCCCTTTACTGATGGCATAACCCCTGTGAGGAATGTTCCGGTATTTCCTTCGCCACCGGCATTATGGCTTTCGTCAAGAACTAAAATATTATCCTCTAAAATGGTAGAAAAGAAGTCTTTCTTTACACTTGGCTTTCCGGCTGCTGCATTTAACTGTGAATAGGTCAATACAGCATAGTCGTAATTCGATGGGATAGAATTTCCCTGAAAAATAGGTCTCTTAATTGCTTCGCTTAACGGTGTGTAAATTACAACCCCATTTTCATCAACAATTGTAGGATCGCTTTTCTGTCCTTTGCTGTTAAAAATAAATGGTTTCAGGTCGGCACTACCAATGTCGCGTAAGTCCCGGTAAATATCACTGAAAAGATGCGCTTTCTCTGTTACGAATATTGGTTTCTTTCCTTGCAAATGTGCATAGCGAAGTATGGCAGCTGCTTGTCTGCCTTTTCCGATTCCGGTCATATCGCCAATAATCAACGCACCGTCATTTTCTATCTGATTTATGGCCATAGCTACACCATCAATTTGTTCGGCTGAAAGTGCATTGAAAAGTTCGTCTTTGGAATTGTACCCTAACTTGATACGGGTGTATTCGTCAATATCTTTAAATACTGACAATACGTCTGATAATGTTTGAGCAACATTTGTTGGTACTACCGATCCTATTTGTGCTGATTTACTTCGGGCGGGATATGGTGATTTTTCTTTAGTTAAATCAATCTCTACCTTGTCTCCAGCCAGTTCGTCAGGTCTGTTAAGAAGCTTAGAAGTGTCTTCTGGTGGTATTCCTCCTGCACCTTCCATGTTGCCGGGATCATCATTCCCTTGGTTTCGTTCAGGAGTATCTGAACCTCGTCCGTTTCCATCATTAGGTTTAGGAGTTCCTTCTGATCTATTGGTTGGTCTGTCATTTCCAGCTTGTCCATTACCTGGTTGATTGCTACCTGTGGCTGTTCCATTGAAATCAAGCGTTCCAGTTCTTTCCGGAGAAGTTGTTCGTCCATTTCCTGAGCGTGATCCAGTTCCATTACTGTTGCGGTCGGGAATTTCTGGCTGCAAAATATTTTTTTCATTGCTTGCTTTATTTACTCGTTGTTGTAATTCATCAAAAGTAGTTACAATATCTGTGTTTGTATTCTTTTCAAGTGGAGCGTAAACCCTGATGTTTTCTGTTCTCTTTCCGTTGATCAGAATTAATGTTGTCGGGAAGGAAGTACCCTGTTTTGAGTACAATCCCCCATCCATACTTATTACGTCAGAAACATTATAAAAGTTATATAAATAGTTGAAAAAAGCCTTTTTACCGGCCAAAGTTCCATTTTCTTTATATTTTGTGTGTCCTCCAATGATGATGCTGGCCCTTCCTTTATCTGAAAGGTTCTCCAAAGCATTAACAACCATCTGTTCGTCAAGTCCTGAAATCTTATAACCTTTGTAATCTCTGGCTTCACTTTTACCGAAAGGTGGGTTTGTAATAACTGCATCAACAGGTTCGATATCAAATTCAGTTGTACCGTCCTGATCGGTAACTTCCTTAAATCCTTGTTCTTTCAAGTTTTCAAGTCTGATAACATCTATTTCGTTTGCTGTAACAATCTTTGGATCAACATTGAATACCATCATGCCATTTCCGGCTGAAGGTTCAAGTAACGACTTAGGATTAATCGCGTTTACAAACTCCCCGGCCATAAACGACATTGGAAGTGGTGTTGAGTATTGCTGTTTTTCAATCCGTTCACTGCTTCTCATTGAAATAGTGGGCTGAGAATTGTACAGTTCAACAATCTGTTTGAATTTTTCGTTTTGCGAAATGTCCTGAGAAACAATCTCCCGCGCCTTACTGATTATTGCAAGTTCAACGTATTCCTGAAGGGTAGTGTCTTTAATATTTGTAAGTCCGTTTTCTGCGGCAATCTTCCGGATAGAAACAATATTCAGTTTGTCTGTTCCAAGTTTTGATTTAATGGTATCGACAAATCCCTTTTTATTTCCGGGTTCAACTGGTTTTAATGCCTGTTCGATATTCAGTTTCTTGACTTCGTTGTAGTCGGTCATGTTTGGCTCGTGTTGTTCCATGCCCGGAAAATCCCTGATACCGTTGTAGATTGATTTTAGGTATGGTTTAATTCCATCACCCAAAGCATCGATCATACTTTTAGCATAGTCAGAGAAAGCTGTTTGTCCTGATTCAATAAAATATCCGGCCACGGTCTGAGCATCAGATAAATCTGAAAGGCTTAATTTTGCCGGGATATTATTTGCATAAGGTGTTTCAGGTTCGCTTACTATATTCTGGTCGCCACCAAGTTTCTTTTTCAGTCTTTCAATTGCTGCCATTGCATCGTCCTTTTTAAAGACGGTTGTTTCTGGGTTAACTTCAACTGACTTCCTTACCCGATTCTCTTTGCTTTTTTGCTGGAGGGTTTCGAAGATGGGTTTTTTCTCTGGTTTTGCTTCTGGCTCAACAGGGGATTGTTTCTCAACCAAATTAGCAGGAATATCAAGTCCTGCATCATTAAGTTCTGATATTCCCTGTTCTTTGGTTATTTCTCCCGATTCAATGGCTCTTAAAATGCCTATTTTTTGCCTTTCTTTCAGTGAAAGCTTATCCCATCTCGGAAATTTATCAAGTAAATTTTGATAGTCTTCTCTTTTGAAATTATCAAATTGGCTCATATCCATCTGATAGCCCATCTTGTGAAGTCCGGCTTTTTCTAAATCAATACGACTTAAAAAATCATTCTTTTCTTTTGCTGAAAGTTTCTTTTCCTGAACTTCTTTTTTACCATCGCTTAGTACTTCGGTAAGGGGCTTTGAACGGTCGAGTTCTCTTTGTTTAAATTCTTTTTCTTTCGCAATCCGGTCTGCCTCTATTCTTGCGGCCATTTCAGGATTGTTTTCTGCATTTGTTCCATCAATTGCACTAAATACATCGTCTTCTGTTCGGCTTAAATCAGAATAAGCATTGTTTTTTTCGTCACTTTCTGAATTTCCATATTTCTCTTTTAGTTTATCTCTCTCGGCACTGAAATAGTTTGTTGCTATGTCATATAAATCATCGGGATTTTTTGCCTCTGAAACAAACCGAATCATCAAATTATTAGCGTCAATTCTATTTTTATTTCTTGCTACAACCACATCGCCCTTACCAAACAACCCCTCATTGTCTTTTTTATGAAAATCAATTGCATCTGTTTGCCAAGGTTCTTTATTCTCTGATTGAGGAATAATCGGAATTACCGATTTTTCTTTTCCTTCAACTTCGCCCGGAACTCCTGGCTCACTTCCTTGTAGGTTCTGCCCGATCTCACCATTTCCTTCTGGATTAACTGGTCTGTCAGGTTCAATGCTTCCTCCTTTGTCAATTTTTTGTCCATTGTCTGTGGGTTTAAATAGTTCAATTAATTCATTTTCAGTTGGTAAATTACCATTTTCATAATGGTTAGTCCATGCTTCAACTTCAGATTGTCGTTCTTCATCTTCATTTTTAAGTTGTTCGGCCAACCATTCTTTCGAATAACCTTGATTTGGGTCTTCGGAATACTTGGAAAGTAATGTTTTCGCCATTGCAATAGGTGAATTGTGGGTGTTGATCACGTCCTCAACGGCATTATGTACATCCATTGGACCCAATCCGCTCTTAATTGATTCGGGTAAAGATTCCTCGATATTGTGGGCAATCTGGGCTATTGTCAATCCATTCTCATTTGAGGTGTATGACATTCTGGCCAAGCGTTCCCCGTTATTATCATTAAACTTCTTCAGGATATCATCAGACTTTACTAACCCTCCGTTAACAAAATACTGTAATGCCAAATCTTTTAAGTCGGTCGGGCTTACTTCAATCTCCTTGGCTTTTCCTGTAATGGAATTGGTTTTTGGCTGAGGTACTTTCGCGGTCTTTTTAATAACACCAAACTTATTGATGTTTTCGTTTCCTACTTCTTTGACAGGATGCTCTCCTGATCCGATACCCTTATTTCCTTCTCCAATCCCTCCGGGTAATACGACTGGTTCGTTTCCTGACTGGATAAGCTCATCGAAAGGGCTAACTCCTGCTGGAATGTCATTTCCTCCGCTTCCGTCTGTGATAGGTTCCCCTGTTCCACTTGTTCCTGTAATTCCTCCTTTATTTCTGTTTCCATTTTGTAAATTATTTTGATTAATTTCTTTTTCAAGTTTTTTATTTTGTTCACTTATTGGAGTTTCCAAAAGTGCATCGAACTGATTTACATCATTTTGCGTTGTAACTTCGGGAACTTTTTCTTTATTTTTAGTTTCAATGTTTATATTTCTGGAAACTTCTGGCGTTGGTTTAGTCTTTTCGATGGTTCCGTTTTTGTCGAATATTCTGATCTGGTTACTCGCGTTCTTTTCAGTCTGGTAACCTAACTCTTTGGCCAGTGATGTGATCTGCTTTCCGGTTTCTTTATTTTCACGGCTGGCAGGTGTGGCGTTGTGCTGATCAACTAAGTCCAATAACTTATTTGTAACTTCTGCTTTAGGTACGATCCTGATACTCTTAATAACATTCTTGAATGTGCTGGGTTCGGTTACATCTTCATCCCATTTGGTTTCACCTTTGATAACTTTACCCGGAACCTCTACCTTTTCTTCGTCAGCCTGAACTACAAATTTAGGGTGATCTTTGAATTTCTTCTGAAGAATAGGCAATGCTTTTTCAAGTGGCATTTTATCGGTTGGCACTACTTCGTCTGATTCATTAAACTGAATCTCGTTTTTATCGAACTTCTGGGTAATGATTTTCTGCTCAGCGGGCACTGGTTGATTTTGTCCATTTTCTGACACTTTGCCGTCTCCACTCGGTTCATTTGTGACAGATTGATTGTTTTCTGGGAATATTTCCGACAAATTAATATTTTCCTGCGTTCCTTCTGCTTGTTTAGGCGCTACCGAAACATGGTATTCATCCGGTTGCATCGGGTCTGGGTTCGGTGTATGGACAATTGCGACATCATTTTTATTGCCCAGAACAGTTTCAATGTCTGCCCGTGCCTTCTCTGCGCCGTCCAGACTATTATAAACTTCACTTTTAAGTGAATTGTTTTCATCCGGGGTAAACGTATATTGTGTTTTACCTACCTCGATAGTGTTTAACTTAGGCTCTTCCTGTGGTTTGGTCTGCAACTGGTCAAGAATCTTCTTTTGGGTATCCTGATCAATCTCAACCATTGGACCTGTTGGATCAACTGGCCCGTTATTGTCGTCAAGTTCTTTGACCAACCATGTACCATCTTCTTTAATATCCTGAACACCATACTTTTTACCGTTCATGTTGAAAGTGGAAGGTGGTTCCTGCTGGTTTTCCTGATCATACTGCTGCATCTGCTCAGCGTGAACCTCATCCGGGGTCTGAACTTTTCTGTTCTTAATGTCAGCCGTAGATATTGTTTTAGGGATTCCGTCCTGACCGATTATTATTGATTGTCCTCCAGGTGTGTCGCTCTTAATGGCTCCCAGTTCATTTCCTTTGGCATCGAAAGCAGTATGAACATTGCCGTCAGTGTGTAGTATAGTTTCGATGTTTGCCTGGGATTGTTGTTCTGCTTGCTGCCTTGGATCGGGTACAGAACCTAATCCTGATCGTTGAGGTTCGCTCTGTGGGTGTTCTGGATTAGGTTGATCAAATTTAGCAAGTAGTGAATTATATACATCACCCTTATTTACTGTCATAACCTTCCACGAAGGATCAATTAACCCTTCAGTTCCATTTTTATCAACACCCTTGATATTTCCATCTTTATCCCTTCCGGAAGCGTAGTAATTATTTCCTTCTGGGTCGGTGGCAACAAATATATTACCATCCTCGTTTGAAATTCGGTTAACCATTTGCTTAACCCTGCCGGAATATACATCCCTTTGAATGGTTGGGCTTATCTTGCCTGTTTCGATGGTTTTATTAAATACATCAGTCGGAATAATCATACTATTGTTGTAGTCTGATTCATTGGCCTTGATACTTGTTCCGTCCGGTCTTATGCCATAATAATCTTTCCCTGCCTGATAAATTTCTGCTGGTTTTCCTTCCACTAATCCTACAGCAACGGTTCCCTGTGATTCCCTGCGTTGTTGAATAGAGGAAGTTTGTTTCATTTTAGCAAACGGAAATAGCACTGATTCAAATATTGCGCCTGAAGTAATCGACTGTTTCACTCCGTCAATAAGTTGTGCCATACCAACATTTTCACCAAGCGCCTTGTTTGTACCCTGTTTGCCTAAGTCCATTGCTTCCATACCTGCGGCAGACTTACCTACGCCAGTTAAGTATTGTTTTCCAATGTTCAGGGCTGCTTCTGCTCCTGTTTTAGGTACTTGGTCTGTAAATGCCTTTAATGTTCCCTCTAATCCGTCAATAAGTTCAGGTGAAGCCTTCATAAAAGCGCCTACCATGTATTTTTTAACTGGTGCAGGTAGTAAATGCCCTAACATTCCACCCCACGGAACTGACATTGCGGCTCCATATCCAATACCATAAGCTTGTTTTTTCCATTCCGGCATCAGTTGTTTGGATTCTTTCTCGACTTCATCAGCGTGGTTTAACCCTTCTCCCTGCCCCATCGCAAAGAAAGCGGCTGTTGTGGCTGGTGCAATCTCTGGCTGGAATACTGTTGCAAGTGCCATTCCGACCATTGGAACTATTGCGCCCGCCTTTGATGCTGCATTGTCTGAATCTTTTGGTATTGACTTTTGCCAATTATCTATTACAGCTGTTCCTGCTGCTGATATGGCATAAGTTCCGGGGAACAATGGATTCTTAATATCACTTAATACTGCCTTGGATATTTCTGCGCCTACGCGTTGAGAGTTATGACCTGCTGAAATAAGAAAGTCCTCATAGTGTTGCCCGATATTATCAATTGGATGTTCGGTAAACTTCGAATATTCAAGTGGCTGGTTCGAATCAATTTTCGCTCCACCAGTTTGTTCTTGTGCCTGATTAAAGTATTTGTCTGTCGGTACTTCCTGTTGTGGAATGGCTTTTTTCAAGGTATTTTCCTGGCCTATTATCGGTGCAATACTTGGATTAACTGCAATACCAGTGGCCGGAATAGTTGGTACAACTTGTTTCTTCTCAACATTCACATAGGGAATGCTTGAATGAAGACTTTCTGCTGCTGATATTGGCTGAGTACTTGGATCTTCAATTGGCTTTGGTGTATTAAAATCATCCAGATGCCCCATAAATGTAGCCTCATTACCTAATTCGCTTTCACTGAATCCCTTTTTATCCTTCAGGTTACCGTACAGTTTCTTTGCCTTTTGATAATCTCCCAAATTAGTATTGAAAGTATTGAAGTCGCCAATTTCATCAACGGTTACCTTTTTTGAATTCAAAAGGTTGTTGTAAAGTTTCTGGTTATTTAAGGTATCTGGCATAACTTATTGAAATAGTGATGGTGTATTACTATTGACCGGCTGTATTGGGATGCTTGATGGTTGCAGTATTGGTTCTCCTGATAATGGAATTCCTTTTTCCGTACGGTATTTATCAAGGTATGCCGGACTTCCTACTTTTTGAGTGGGTGAACTTAACCCTTCTCTATTTACTTCAATCCATGCCCTTGTAAGGTCTTCGGGTTTTACTTCGGGGTCAACCTTGTAGGTTATCTTACCTCTTTTGCCCGTAACCGGAACAAACCATTCAGGGTGTAGTGCGTGAACCTCTGGACTATTGATTGCCTCACCGCGCATAAAACTGGCCTCTTCGGGTTTCAGTTCATAAACCTGTTTGGCTGTCTGTATCCGGACTGGCTGATGTGCCTTGTCAGTGGCAGAACTTCCGGTTTTATCTGCCCTCTCCTGTGCTATCCTTTGATCCTGGTCTTTTTGTGCCTGTTGAGCATCAAATCTTCTCTTTGATTCAACTGAATCGGCCTGTTTGGTGGCAAGTAAATACTTTTTATATTCTTGTTGAGCATCAAACTGCTGCTGTCTCCATGCGGTTGCTTCTGTACCAGCCTTGTTGGCATCGTAAGCCTGACCGATTTGTAGTTTCTTGATATACTGTTCTTTCTGAAACTGGTCAAGTTGTTCTTTGTATTTATCCTGCCTGAATAAAATACTTTGCATGTACGGTGCGGCTGACTGACTTTCTCTTCTCTGAATTGGTGCGCCCTTGGATACTCCGTACACATCACCCAATAGTCCTAAGAATTCACCAATCTTCTGAGCTTTGGCCATATTCCTGAGTTGATCTTCCGACTTCTGGTTATAGGTTGGTTTTGGTGCGTTATTGGCGAGTAAGCCTCCCAGATAGCTATTAGGGTCGATCTCTGGTTTTGGTGCAACTGCCGGAATAGGAGCGACAACTCCGGGAGCGGAAACGTATGGTTCCCTTAGATTTCCTGAATCATTGAACGTTCGTGTGGGAATTTGCCCAGCCGGTATTGACGGAATCAACATATCGTTATTGTTTCCGGGAGTTACTGGCTGCTTCATTAGTTGAGCATATTGAACTGCTGCCGCATCTGTTTTCGGTCCGTAAATGCCATCAACTTTTACTGCGATCCCGGCATCCAACATTTTCTGTTGAAGTTTTTTAACCTCTTCGTCTGGCTGTTGCGCTGTTAATGGTGAACTGTATAAATTCATGGCTATTCAAAGTTTTGAGTTGCTTGTCCATCAGTAGTGGTATAACTACTGTTCAATCCTTTTTCAGACGTATTGAAACCCCAATCCCCCGTGCCTGATGTAGATTTACCGCTTGCGAACAGTGGTGCTAGTCCTGCCATGAAACTAGCTGAATTGCCCGCTAAGTTTGCACCTGACTGTGCCTGCTGACCTTGTAATCCCATCTTCGTGTAAAGCAACCGGCCTAAATTTGAGCGGTAATTGTTCTCAGCATCATCCTGTCTTTGGGTTCCGTAAGCTGCAATCTTTGAGAAAACATCACCTAAAGCATTCTGTGAGTTTCCTTTGACTGCTATCTGAGCTTCATCACTGGCCCCTGTGACTGCTGCCGTACTTTCTGCATTCTTAGCCTGTTGTTTAAAAGTTTCCAAAGCGCGGTTGATAACTGACCGTCCAACATTTGAATCAACGTACGGTTGGTTCTTTTGGGTATCATACCAGCTTGTTAGGTCTGCTATCTGGCCGTTGACAAGATTGCTCTGATCGTTGGCCGCGTCTCCTGCTTTTTTCTGTCCGTATAGGTTTGCGAGCAATGATGCTGCCGCAAGTCCTATCATGATTGGTACTGGCATATATTTTACATTAAGTGATTCTAAATTCTAACGGTACATTATCTTCATTCATCATTTCATTACACGCCTGAATGTTCTCTTGATAATATTTTTCTTTGCTGATAACCACCGACTTAAACAATTCGTCGATATTACAAATAAGAGGTCTATGGTCATATACTTTGCATTTATTGTTTTCAAGCATCTCACATTCGCCGTTTTTGTTTGCCTTATATGGGAATAGTCCGGGCGATACCTCTATTATAATTCCTACCCGCTTACAGCAACACCCACACTTTGTACAAGGAAACATTTTATTTCATTTTTCCAAATTTAGTTTTACCTTTGGTTGTTGAATATCAATATGTATCAATACTTTATATTTATATAACTTTTGTAAATAAGTTTACGATAAATGTCCGCTGCAAGTAATATTTGGAACAAAAAGAAGTCTGCTATAATCTGTGATTTTGAATCAGGATTGTCAAATTTTGCAATTGCAAAGAAGTACGGACTGTCTAATCCTACCATAAAGGAGTGGCGTAAGCGGGTGGATTTCGAGGTAATGCCACCCGCTCCACCTGATAAGATGGCAATGCGTGCCGAGGTTGATCTGCTGCCTACAAAAAGGTTTCTCGAAGAACAGGGATCAATAGTTGAAACAACTGAAGTATTCAAGGTTAGGGGAATGAGATTCCTGAATATGGCTCTTGATCGTATGGAGGAACTTCTTGAAACAACAAAGGATATCAGGGCAATAGCTGCCGGGCTAAACGTCATAATGCCTTACCTTCTGGCTCGTGTTGATGGTGATGGGGATATGGGCGGCTCACTCGAAGCCCGGAGAAATGCATTCATTCAAAATGTTCAGAATAATTACAACATAAAAATAAATAAAGATGAAACAATCGAAAACATTGGCAATAACCGGAATTCAACGAAACCAGCCGCAGGGAATGAATGAAGCTTGTGACGAACTTATCAACATGAGATTTCAGAACGGGGCATGGCGACCTATTGGCGCTAAAGCGGAACTGTACCCGAAGCCACCTTATAAGCCTGTTGTCATCCACGCCAAGGATAATATCCGAAACTGGATAGGCTATAATGGAATATTGGATGAAACGATAACGACAGATGCCGCTTATGCAAGAGCCGTTGAACTTGGATACACAGGCGACATGAACTCGTACATCAACGCATTGTCTGAATGGGATGGAACGACAGGAGAAAATGCTTATTCGGATTATCTGTATCAAGTTTCGGCAACCGGATACACAGGTACATATTACGAATGGCTTCAGGTTGCAACTCCTAATTCAATCATACATTACAATCCGGTTAATCTTTCCATAACACAGACCGTTGTTACCTTCAATGGAACCGAAACACTGAATGCTATCCGGTTTGTGGCCAACTTCCTGATTATAGTTACAACTGAGAACCTGTACCGTTTCCTTTGGAAGAATGATACCTACACCAGAATTCAACTGACCGGAATTGAGAATAACTTTCAAACACAGGTTGTTAAGACGGATGAACAGTTGAATTTGAAATTTGATGTAGGTGCGCTTAGTTTTAGAACAGGTATTGATTCTGCTGCTACAACAGAATTGCTTGGAAAATATTACAAATTAGTTAACGAGCAATCAGCGCTAAGTAGGTTTAATGGAGGTATGTTTTATCGGATAGCAATAAGGTTATTTGATGGGTCTGAAATTCTTCAAAGTATGCCATCTTATTGGCAATTTGGAAGTTATCAGGCAAATCTTCATTTTAGTGTCGACGTTTATGCTGATCCACCAACTCCTTATTATGTTTATTTACAATTTGAATCATTCGCATCAATAAAAATTACACAATCATTTGTTGAATCTTTTTCTGGTCAATTCGATTTATACAAAGACCTGATTCAGTCGATAGTTATTTACGCTTCACGCGTTCAATCGTTTTATGATTTTTCTGAACGCGCAATTACAAATGAAAGCATTATAGCTGGGATCGAAACGGCGCCACCCGGACCAGAAGGCAGTGGGGTTCCGGTTTCAGGATTTCTCCCTATTTCTCCCGACCTCAAAGATAACATCTATGATTCAACAAACTGGTGGAAGATCGGAGAAATAAGTTTCAACAAACTGGTTCAGCAGGCATCACCTCACGAAGATACTTATTCTGGCGAAGTGACCCTCGACCTGAAAGGATTCTATGACAACTTTGCCACACGCGAACAAATTGACCAGGATAACTTCTCTCATCACGATTTGACCGGAAATGCAAGCGATATTTATAATGACCGCTTAGAGTTGGGCGACACACGGCAATCTCTGGCACTTCCGGCGCAACTAGCGAAGTCAATACTACCTTCAACGGGTGTTGTGACCGCTATTTACGCTGGTTCTTCGCTACTGTATGAATTTGATGGAACCTATGATGGTCTGGCTCAGGTAAAGTTGGACACTACAAATGGAATTAAGTATGTTGAAATGGCCGTCACCCTGTATGTGTATGCCTCGACCGGAACTTTGAAAGCGGTGTTCTATCCCGGACTGATTGGCTATCCTGACTACCGGGCAATAGAATTAGTGATCAATATTAAGTGGACTGATAATGTGTATTATGAGATATTCAGGACAAAACTTGAAAAGAGTTTGTTTGGAAACTTCGCATTTGCGGTCAATAAGAACTTCAATGTGACTACCATTAACGGAATCAATCAGGTATCAGACATAAATTTCACGTCAACCTATATGCCTTTTGATAGTTCGGACCTGACTGCAAATACTATTCACACCATTGTTGCGGGTGATAGTGTGGTCATGGATGGTAACCGGGTGCAGATTTCAGAAGTCAATAATCCTTTCGTCTTTCCGGCAAAGAGTTCTCAGCAGGTATCGGTAGGTATCATTAAAGCTTTCGGGACCTCAACGGAGGAAACTTCTCAGGGTCAGTTTGGCCAGTTCCCAATTTACGTTTTAACTTCGGTTGGAGTTTGGGGTCTGGAAATTGGAACCGGCGACGTGTATATTACAAACGTCGTGCCTATCAACGGAGAGGTTATCAGGGATAACGCGGCCAAACTTGATTTGTCTTTTGGTATCGCCTACATATCAGCTGAAGGATTGAGAATCATATCAGGTAAGAATGTGATTGAAATAAGCGAACCAGTCGAGGGATTGCAAGATGAAACGCTTTCAGATAATGCAAACCTTCAGTTCTTCATCAATCATGCAAATATAGTTCAGATGACCGACTATGTTGATAAGGTTACATTTCTCACCTACCTTGCAGGTGCGGTGCTTGGATATAATAAGGGAAGTGATAATAACGAACTGATTGTGATGAACCCGGACTATGATTACTCTTACGTGTACGACATCAAGCACAAATACTGGTTCAAAATGTCCGGGAAACACTCGGCTTTCATTTCTGATTATCCTCAGTTATATGGAGTTTGCGAGGATGGCTCAGGATCGGTTGTCAACTTCTCAAATGAAGGTGCTGGCACTACTCAATGCCTTATTATTACCCGTGCTCATTCGTTTGATTCTCCTGATGTTGCTAAGAAACTTATGAGAACTTTCTTTCGATGCTTTTTGAATGTGACCCCTGATCACTTTGCTGCTGCCTATATCTTCCGGTCTGATAATCTTAAAGACTGGACCTTTGAAACGGGTAATGATAGAACTTCTGGAAAGGCTAAGGATATATGGATTACTCACACTTTTAGATCGGCAAAATACTATGCCTTTGTCTTTGCTGCAAACTTGACAGTTGATAGAACTATAATTGAAAACAGGTTGAGTAATATAGTATCCGAATATGAAGTTAAGATGGAGAATAAACTAAGGTAGCAGCCAAACTTTAATATTAAACTTTAATAAAAGTTTGATTATTGTAAAATATACGAGATTTATAACTACTTCAACCTTGAGATAAATACAACCGTTTCTTCACTCAGGGCATAAGCATTTTCTAAATACAGGTGAATAGTGTCATTTTTGGCCGATAAAACAACTTCGTGTTCATCAATGATGCGAATACTGTATTTTGCCATGATAGGGGTGGAAACGCTTTTAAAATAGGGAGCAACGACATAATATGAAACTATCATCAATATACAAACTGCGGGGAAAATGTATTTTTTCATGATTAGTTAATAATAATTAAATTCTTTCTATTGGTCTCCAGGAGATATATTTTTTTATAAAATGTTGACTTTTACTATCAATTATGTGATACGTTTCCATGTGTCCAGTTCCGGACATTACTAGCACCTGATAGGGATTATCTTTTACGTCTGGCAGTTCTTCATCGACCGGAATCCAGCGTTGAGCAAATTCAACACCTGCTTTAAAATCTTTGGATATTTCATCCCGCCAAACGTCAGAACTGGCTCTTAATTTAGCATATTCTTTTGCACCATCTTCAATTGTTTTCATCTATTTATAATTTTAAAGTCGTTACAATACCGGAAATAACCACAATCAGGATCAATGAAGTTCTGGCACTGATCACATTCATGTCTTTTGTTCATGGTTTATTGATTTTATCGCTTCCAATTCTTTTTCGAGTTCATTAATTCTTTTCAGTGCATATAGGCTAACCACATCGCTCCTGAACTCCAAATAATCCTTGATGTTTTGATTCATTTCTGGATAGATTTTGATATCCTGTAAGTTTTGCTTTTCCATAAGTTTTATTTTTAAAATGGTACGTGTTCTGATTTATCTTCCTTTTCTTAAAAGTTATTTATACTATTTTATTGTTTATTAGAAACTCTCCAAATATTTCACGATAATTTTTATTTGTTTCAAAGTCATTTCGAATAGCCTTAATGGAATAGCGAACCATTGAATGACTGGTTTTAAATTCCTTAACTGCCTCTTCTTGTGTTTTAAGCAAAACTAAACGGTTATATGCGATTAAAATAAATCTTGCCCTGACAATGTTTGGCTTTCTCGATTTACTTAATACGTCAGATTTACAACAGCCAGATAGTTTACAAATATTTGATGTAATATTTTTCATTATGAAATTTCTTCTTGTTCATCCACCGAAAGCAATGATAAAACATATCCCCTTTGCGCACGATATTCTCTACCCGAAGAAACTATCATCATTCCATCAAACCTTCCGTAAAATATACCATAATAACCTCTTCTAAGTTTTGAAAAGTACAGCGTTAGTTCAGAAAGATTAAACATGTAAATTTCAGAATAAAGTTCCCTGGCTATTGATTTTATTATTTGTCCGTCAGAATCTAATCCTAAATAAATTGACAAATTCATTAACCATGCCCGAAGTAAATCAATTCCAGTTTCTTTGTTGTATGCGAATTGTAAATCAGAAAGCCTTATCATTCCAGATTTCAAAGAAAGTTCAACAGTGTTCAAACAGTCATATCTTTCAGCGCAAAAGTCAGGATTGAACTTTTCGAGGAAACTTTTTTGATCAGGACACACGACTAAAATAGCTTCAATTTTTTGCCGCGATTTCTCTGGCAAATTCATCTGCGGCTTTGTAAGTTCCGGCAAGTTTACCTTTTGAATTATTGTTGATAATTTGTCCATTATTCGAATTATTTAAATTTTCTAACCATTTTGCTTTGAATCCAGACCAGCTATTTTCAGATGCAATTTTAATACATTCATTGGCCGGTTGGCCTGACAATTCAATTTGTTCTTTTATTGCTTTAAAAGCGGTTTCGGTATTTGTTGCCTTTTTATTCTTTCTAACTACCAACCAATCGGAAACAATATTTTCAGAAATACCTAAAAATAACAAAGACTTCTTAAAATTAAATTTTAATTTAATTCCTTTCTCACTATCAATATCACTATCAATATCACTATCGGGTTCGTCTGGGTTATTTGGGTTATTTCTTAAACCATCTGGGTTATTTGGGTTCGTAATTAACCGACTGGGTTTTTTGGGTTTTATCTTAGGCCTACCGCCCTTTTCGCCGTTATTTTTATTGCGATTGCATATATTTAAGTACTTCTGTAAATCACGTTTTAAGCCTTGTTTTATCGGTTCAAAAACAAGATCAATTAATACATCTTCAATAATTGGATGTTCGTCGTTTACGTACGATAGAATATATTTGAATAATTTTCCAGACTGTTCATCTGAAAGTTTATTGATAGTGTGAATTATATCACAATAGAGTAAAAATGACTTTTTATCAGTCGCCATAGTATGAATTAGTTAGTTGTTTCTTTCCGCTAAATATAGCCCAAATACCCGGCTTTTCTGCCCTTAATTCAAGTTCTTCAACTTTTCCGAATCGTTTGTAAGTCTGGCAAAGATCGACTATCCACGCCGTTGATTTTGATTCGTGCGGCCTCATTGCACGGCCAATCATCTGATAATACAAAGCAAGCGACATCGTAGGCCGCGCCAGTACGATTGTGGCTAATTCTGGAAAGTCGAACCCGGTTGTTAAAACCCCGACATTGGTAACTATCCTGATTTGACCTGATTTGAAGTCATTCAAAATTCGTTCACGTTCCTTTTTTGGAGTTTCCCCGGAAACCATTTCGGCCAATCCATTAAAGTAGTCTGATAATTCCTGAGCCTCGGCCACAAACCTGGTAAAAACTAAAATGTTTTTCCTCCCGGCCTTGATTAATCGTTCAATAACTTCTTTCAACTTCCGGTTAAACTCAATGTCTTTGTAATGTTTTTGGATTGATTTGTCCGTAAAATCTGCACCCGTTGAATTTACGGACAGTTTTGTAGGATCAACGATGTTTATTTGGAAATATTCCATCTTTGATAAAAATCCATGATCGGCCAATTCTTTGATCTGAACATGGTAAATCATTTCTGAAAATATACGGGGCCGGGTTCTGGTTAGAAATTTTAGAATTGAGCCGCCAAATCCATCAAATGAGAGCCTATAAGGTGTTGCGGTAAGTCCAAGCACCCTACAATCTAAATTGCTTAAAAATTGGTTGTACATTGAGCTTTCATTTTTTGAGTTGACAAGGTGGCATTCATCGATCAAAACGGTCTTAAAATGTGAGAATAATTCAGGATGGTTTCGAACACTACCAATCATGGCAAAAGTCACCTTACTAATTTCTTTTGAGTTGAAAGAAGCTGAATAAATTGAACAGTCAAAAAAACCGTATGATTGAAGTTTAGCAAAGTTCTGCTCAAGTATTTCTTTCGAAGGTTGAAATATTAAAACATGATCATTTAGTCTGTTAGCAATATCAGCAAGAATTAGACTTTTTCCAGATCCCGTTGGCAACACCTCGATGACATTCCGTTTTTTCTTTGATTGAAAAAATTCAATTGCCTTATTAGATGCCTCCTGTTGATATGGTCTTAAAATGTAGTTCATAGTTTGGGCATTAATCAATTCCACATCCTTTTTTAAAGCAATCTTCACATTGAACCAACCCATATTGTTTATTATAATTTTCATCTAAAACTGGGAATATTTTACCATTTTTTTCAATTCCACATATATCACATGAAAATAAACGCTTTTTAACAACAGGCTTTTTAATTAAAAAATTTTCTTTCATATCCATAATACTATATTTTACAAAGTGTTTAGTTTTATTTGTTCCGTTCCGGGTAACGATCCCGGAAGGCTCCACCGTGGAAACGGATTATTTTTCGATGATTGCAATTTCAGGGCAAAGTTCCTGAATGGATTTCTTTTGTTCGTCGATGATTCTGTCCAGAAATTCCGAAACAATATCATTGGCCATCGGTGAAATTAAAGTCACCATATAAGATTGAGCATCTACATAAACCTCAACCTCAAAAGTCTGCTTTTCCTGCCCTTTAAAGACCGGAACTTTCAACGTGAACGATTCGGGTATGTTTGATGCAATAACCTTCTGAGCGACAAGAAAACGCTCTGAACCACGGTTATCTTTCGATAGTTCATATTCCTTGTCGGTTTTGATCTTTACGTCCTTCAGTTCCTTGAAAAGCTTCATCGCGGTTACTGGGTCTGGGAAAAGCGAGCGGTTCATTTTACAGAACTCAGCTAGTTGCTGATGTCCCCAACCTTCACCGGAATTTATTTTCCACTTGGTAAAATCAGAATGCTCAACCAATTTGCCGGAAACTTTACCAATTGCATACGGGTCGGTTTCGTTGAAAGTCAGTTCGATTGATTTTGCATCCCGGTTGATTTGAACGTTTGAATTGAGAGGAAGAACCACGTTTGGATAATTGTTATCTTCTTCACCACCGCCATCTGGCAATGTCCGGTATCGTTTTTCCAAGAATCTTAATACTGAATCAATATTTCCTGCGATAGCTACCTGATTTTGTTTTTGTTCAGATAAGCCCTGAACTTCAATAACCCGGACTTCTTTAGTTCCTTCCGGCAGGACTAATTCTTTAATTTCGATCATGATTTTAAAAATTAATTATGAGTACCATCTTTTACAATTCGCATGTGAGAGAATAAGCCAAGTTCTTCTTCATTAGCTGGGCGTGTTTCGGTTTCAATCAATTCTCCTGATTCAGAATAAAAGTACACCATTAGTGTTTCGGAATCAACAAAACCGTAAAGATTACCTTTGAATTGAGCGTGTCCGGTTCTGACTTCGGAACCAAGAGCCCTAACTTCTGTTTTGATCGGATCCATCTGGTCTTTGAAGTCTTTTACCATTGTTTTCTTTTCTTCGTCCAGATCAGAAAGTTTCAGACTTTTGTCGGTAAACTCTTTGCGTTTTTGGATAAGGTCTGAGGCATCAAGTTTTTTGTAAAACTTTTTATCCTCTTGCACATTGTCAGCCGTACTTTGCAAACTTCTTTTGCGTTCTTCGGGCGAATCATTTTGAAATAAAAATTTGTCTGCCATACTTTAAAATTTAATGGTTAATAATTGCAATTATTTTTTACTTAATAAATCAAAAAAATATCAATTCAATCCTAAATAAGATTTAAGACCGGTTAACTTTTCAATACTCAAATTTCTATTACCAGAAAGAAAATGAGAAAGTTCAGAATTGGATAACCCGGTTCTTTTTGCTACGTGTGACTTTTTCAACCCTAGCAGCTTAATTCTTTTTTTAATATCTTCTGTCATTTTTTCTTTACTAAAATTTCTGAAAAATTTCCCGACTTCAATCAAAATCGGGAAACTCAATGTGTTCAACTAAAAACAAACCTAATCTTTAAAACCTGTGAATGAGAATCCAAATATAAGAAACATTTTTAACTTATTCGATGATTGGATGAATTATTTTCATTGGAATAAATTATAGTCGGAGTTTACACAATTCAATGGAAGGTGTGCCCGGTCAATTCCGGCCTGTTTGAGAAGGGAATCTTTGAAGTAAACTTTTCTGTCGTGTGCCGAGCAAGCCATCAATAAAATTCTTGATAAATAATCGTGAATTTCGTTTTTGTCATATTTACGCCCTGATTGCAGACCAATTTTATATAAATCACAAAACCCCAAAGTTTCAATGATCATTTTATAGCTGCTTTCAAAATCAATTATCGGTTCAATACTGGCAAATGTTTTAAATCCGGCTTCGTGCAGCTTTCGCATTGCTTCTATTCGTTCCTGATTGGTTGAAGCGTTTGTCTCCAGTTCATCATGTCCGGTTAGCGTGAATCCGAAAGCGACCTTGTGACATTTCGCCGCTTTATTATCGCAAACTAAAATCCCATTTTTCGATAAAAATTCATCTACCCACCACGTGCATTTTGTTAGAATCTTAACAGAAATGCCATTGACAATCAATGAATTTATTGCCTTAAATGTAAGTCCTATTGTTTCAGGCAGCATTGGATCGGTTGTAAATGAAAAAAATAATCCATTATCGTAAAGTTCATCTAAATTTTTCAGCATTTCCCTGACAAATACGTCGTGTGCATCCTGTTCGTTTTTAAAGCACTTTTTCAATTGTGGCTTATCCATTCCCATTACTCCGGCCAGTATGCCTTTCTTACAGTAGCAATACTCACAGCCGTTTGAGCAGCCAACATAGAAATTACAAGCCCATTTCGAATATTCAGCAGCCTTGCCGCCCGGTTGATAAATCGCTTTTCCGTTAAATCTTTTAGTTTCCATTTTTAAAATAGTTTTAAGTTATTTTTATTCTTATTTATTTTCGAAACTCGCTGTCTTTCAACTCCTG